GGACAGTATTGATGCCAGCGGGATTGTGGTCGGCTCAATTTGCCGTGTGTATCAGGCTATTGGCTCTCCCCTAACCCGCTCAATACTGGTTTACAAAGCGGAAGCAAGTGGAGATACAGCGGACGGCGACGCAGTTGTGATTCCGGTCGTGCCGTCTGAATATTCCGGGGATATCCGATGGCATAAATATCATGTCCCGGCAGAAATTGAAGTTGTGGCGGCAGAACCGGCAGTAGGTGATATGGAAGCGGGTGTTCTGTATCTGGTGGTGGAATAAATGACGCTTCATGTCTTAGATAACGGGTCAAGCAAACAGCCGGTGTCGTGTCATGTGCTGGATGCCGGGGTTAAAAAGGCCGTTTCAAGCGCGTTCAGGCTGGTTAATGGCACCAAAGAACAAGTCTATTCGTCTGTGTTGCCGGATTATTCCAGCATCACCATTAACGACCTGACTATTACAAAATACGTAAGCAATCCGATTCTGGAAATGGGAGCAGCGGAAGAATATGACGAGGTAGGCATTCGCAACCAAGTTCTTTATTATGAGGATGGAACGTATTACTTATACTATTGGGTAACGACAGACGGATGGTTGGCAGATGTCAATGCCCCACTCGCCTGGGCGACTGCCAGCAACCTGAAAGGGCCATGGACTAAGCAAGGACAATTTATGGTTACGGGTGCAGCGCATTACACATCCGGCGGAATTGTAAAACACAATGGAACTTACTATCAGTTTCTTGTCTACGCGCCAAACGGTAACGACCAGTCTACCCTTGGAACATCATTGATTACAGCATCGAGTCCTTCTGGGCCTTGGACACTGTATAATAGTGGGACACCGATTATCTCTCTTGCAACTAATTTTTGCCCGAACTCTGTGATCCCTGCCCCGGTTTCATCTGGTTACACATGGATGATGTTCGGCTGCATTGTCGGCGCGACGAATCCGATCAAGGCTTGTTATAGCAATGATCTGATTAGCTGGACAACACCAATAACTCTGGTTAGTTCGACGCCTATCTCTGGCTGGAGCATCGAAAATCCTTATGTGTTTAAGGTCGGAGCGACGTGGTTCTTTGCGCTATTTGGGTACAATTATATACCTGCAATAAGCGGAACCGCTAATTCTAACGGCATATTAATGTGGCGGGCCAATGACGACACGTTGACCAGTTGGACCTATCTCGGAGTGGTGATTCTAAATTCCGGCAATGGAACCGATTGGGACTGGGCGCATATAGATTTCCCATCACCCTACACGACCGGGAATCATGGCGTTTCGATAATTTATAATGGCGGTCAGGCAGTAGGGGCGGCACCAAGTTACTTTGGCAAGTACCAGGAGTTCGGCGTAGTTGACATTGTTTTTCCGTAGGAGATAATTTTAAATGACAGAAATATATAGCAGCGATTTTGCCGATTTGACAGGGTGGACGCTTAATCAAGATGGAGGAACCGTTACGCAGGTTACTCAGGATAGCAGATCATGCGTAAAGTTGCTAAAAGTAAACGCCAATACGGCATATGTATCGCTCCATCGAGACACCGGCACGTTTTCCGGGACTGTTCGTAAATTCACTTTTGTACAAAACTTAAACGGTCTTACCGCCCACTCGCAAAACAATAGCTGTCATATCGTGTTTGGCCTTGGTACGAATATGCTTGCGCTTATTTTTGCGTCAGACGGATTATACGACAGCAACTGGGTAAATTTATGCTCAATAACACAAGGGCAATGGCAAACAATTGATTTGTATATTGATTTTACAACTGCGGCAACCCCAAAAATGTCAAGGGTTGTGGTAGATGGAACTACTGTTTACGCTTCAAATGGGACGTTGCCGCTTATAGTCTCTACGATTATAGACGGTACTCTTTTCCTGCAGGTGTATGGTTATTCCGCCACCCCTACCGCTTATTTTGATAGCGTAGCTATCACGGATGATACGGCCTATGCTATTTACGGCACACTCAAAGAAAAAGAATCGGATGCGGCAGGATCGGCGGAGCACTATCTTATAATCAATCCGGCAACGGGCGCAGTTCTGGTTGCTGGAACGGCAGGCGCAGACGGGGCTTTTGAAACATCGAGCGGAAATAATACAACAGAATATGCCCTCATTATGCCAGACAAAGATGGGGGTTATCTCCCGACCTGCCTGAACCATTACATTACAGGAGTATCACCCTAATGGCTGACATTACAGGAACACATAAAGTTGACGGGGCAAATCCGGCAGAAAACCGATTTAAGATTTATGCCTATAATTACGCATCCAGAGCCATTGCAAATGCCGCGTCTTTGGCTGGTAGCGCAACGGTTGGGACAGATGGAACGTACACCATCGCAGATTTAACAGCAGGGCTGCATATTTGCGTAGTAATTGACACAACGGGCGTTAAAGCACCGATTGCATTTGAGGAGACTGCCGCATAATGGCAACCACTGATTCCATACACAGCTTAGGCACCACCGTTGACGGTGAAAATCTTGCGCTGTCCTTGGCGGAATTACTCGGAGCAGCAGACTCTCCGGTTTGCGTTACGCTGGTACAAAATAATCTGTCATTGGTTTGGGATCTATCCATTGGAGGACACAGAACACCAATCTCCATTACGCTTGAGCAAGACAATCCTACCCTAAGCCGATACACAGATTCAGTTGTGCCTCTCACCACTATGCAGGCAGGGGATAACGTCGAGCTTTATTTTATTGGTGCGGTGTCAGGATACGCAACGCCGATCTGCGAAACGCTTACGCAAGATGATGTGTTGCTGATATGGTTTGGTATCGGAGGCCATGCAACGCCTGTATGTCTGACCTATAACGAGTTTATAGGAAGTTCCTGGGCGCAAGGGATGGATTGGGCGCAGGAGATGGATTGGTATTCCGAATGGCTGAGACTGGTTTTGCAGACCCGTTACGGTGGATTCAATATTCAGAATTTTGGCGGTATTGCAAACCCTGTAAATATTGGTGGTATAGATGATTAAAGAATGGTGTCTATGAACACAGCAATCAACATCATTTACGCCAACCTCATTATTAAATTCGGCAGGGAAAAAGCCGACGCGCTGATAGCGAAACTGCACGCTGAGGTAATACCGAAAAACGACTATTGCCCATCGTTTTTAAGAAGTGGACCGCCCGAATCCGGGACGAAACGAGCGAGCCTAAACCCCAACTGAATTGGACAGATTAGGAGACTGAAATTGTGCGACTATTAAAGCGCAAAAACGAAGATATCCAAGCCCTGCACAGCAGCGTATCCATGCTAAAGGACATTGTTACATCATTGCCATCCTGGGAACAACGATGGGCAGGCAATGGCGACAGGCTGGTTGAGATTGGTGTTTCGGCAGGAAGATCACTCGCAAAAGGACTTCATAAAGAAGAAGCTGTTGCCGTGGCTCTTGTGGAAGCTGATGCCGGGACTGTCTATGATTGCCATTCCCACGTTGAAGCAGAAATAATTACACTGATTGAGGGAATGCTTGAAGTTATTTTCCAAGATGGTTCGGTGAAAACGCTGCATCCAACCGACACAATTACTATAAGCCCCCATGTCAATCACATGGCGAGTTTCCCGAAGTGGTCGCGGGCGATTGTGACCACGTTACCTGCTGCACATAACTTTCCAGGCGGAGGGCGTTTCAGTGAGCGAGACAAAATACAGTTGGGATGAATTTTCGGTTCACATTGTTGCTGAACTTGATCGGTTTGCCAGGGTAGCAGAAAGGTTGGATGACAAAGCAAGGGCTTTGGAGATTGAGCTTGCCATCTTAAAAATCAAAATAGGTATTTGGGGATTTGCCGGGAGTGCTTGCGGATTTATTCTGATGTGGGTTTTCAAGGAAACATTCAAATGAAACTATCCGAACATTTTGACACAGACATTGACGTTCGCTTTTGTTGCAGGTGCTGCGGTAAGTTCATCCATAATCAAAAGCTGATTGATGAATTAGAGCGCATCCGGGCGATATGGAGAAAGCCGATTCATATCGTGAGTGGAACCCGATGTAACGCATATAATGACAGTGTGGGAGGAGCGAGATTCAGCAAGCATCTGACCGGCGAGGCTGTTGATATGTGGATTGAAGATATCAGCCCCTATGATGTTTATCATGAGCTTTGTAAACGTTATCCAGATTGGGCAGGGATCGGGCAATATCACACATTCACACATTTTGATGTCCGGGGAGAGAAGGCGAGATGGTAATTAAAACACACATCAAAGAACCCTTTAAAATCAACATCCCAAAGGGCATCGGCTTCCTTTTCGGCAGCGTGTTCGTGCTGGCAATCGCCGGGGGATGCTACGCACATAGAATGTGGAGGTGGATAACGCTATGAAAGCAATTATTTTGGTTGTATTGTTGTTATTTTGTGTATTTTCTTTAGGTTTTGCTGAGGTTGTTCAGGTTGAAAAATTAACTGAAAAAGAAAAATTTAAAATAGAGGCACAAGAGAAAGTTATCCGAGAACAACAAAAAAAATTGAACGCCATTAAATATGAAATATTAAAAGCCCATAAGATTGAAGAAGCAGAGTATATGGAGTGGAAACGATGGGCAGTATTTGATGGTGAATTTATTTTAGTCCATTATCAAAATTTTATGTTTAAGGATTAAGACATGAAAGCAATCTATATTTCAGTAATTAAGTCAATTTTTGATATGTTCATCGAATGTCGGCGTAAGGTGTCAAGTTTATCCAGAACCGATAAACCCTGGCAGGAATGGCTAATTTTTGTTTTGTTCATGGCCCTTACTTTCGCCGTTGTCTGGTTCGGGTTTGCGGTGAGCATAGATATTATGACCGGCAGTAGCGATATCATCCCGGAGGTTATTCATTAATGAAAGATACTGGCCGCCGACAGCTTATTCAAGCATTTCTGATGCTACTCGTCATCGTGGCCGTGACAGGCACCGGGCTGCTGATTTATTTCAGTGAGCCGGAGCCGCAGAAAATGGTGCATGTGGAGGCGATGAAATGATAATTGAGGTTATTAATGGACGTAAAAAAGGTGTGTTCGATCCGAGAACAGAAAACGATATCCATTTGTTAATGGATTCAGGTGTAAAAGATATTACAATCAGGAATAAGCAGGATTATACAGAAGAACAACAAAAGCAATGTCTGGATGCTATGCGAAAATTACACACTGCTGGATGGAAACAGTATTTATATGATAAATTTATTTGGATAAAACCGGAAAATGACTCCACAAGAATTTAAAAATTATATCGCCTACCTGATTGATCTCCAGGTTAAATATCTGGAGGCCGTTGGGGAACCAGCAGACTTTCCGCTGTGTGATTGGGCCAGCGGGTTGAAAGATCAGCTTGATATGGCAGAGGAGGCAAAATGAGCCTATGGGACACTATCAAAACCATGCTCACCCCGCAGCCTGTGGAAGTCGTGGCGGAAGAACCGCTCACGGATGACGAACAGCGTTTTTTAGAAATAATCCGCAAGAAACAGAATACACCGGAATGGGAGGACTCGGAATGAGCGAACCAACAATTCTCATAGAGATCCAGAACAAAGAAGCAGCGGAAAAGAAAGTTGCCGCATTTTTTGACGAAAAAGAAATTGAATATGACGATGATTCTTTCTGGTCTAAAAAATGGGCGGGCAGGTATCGGTTCATTCGGAATCTGGACTCATTCAAAAACGAAGACATCTCACCGTGGACATTGGAAATCACGTTCACTAAAAAACCGATGCTGGCGGCAATGGCTTTCATCGAACCTGAAATACAGAAATTTTTCTTAGGGATTTAGGATGATCGACAAGCTGAAGGGAGTAACTATCCCACCGTTCCAGTTTTCAAAGACCTGGACTTTTGAACAAATTGAACACTGGTTGAATAAGCGTAAGCTATGGAAAGAAATCAAAAAAATAATTAAAAACGTAAAGGAGAAAAACAAATGAGAAACGCACGAATTAGTTTAATGCTGGCAGTCATAATGATGGTCATGGGATGCTCTACGCTTCAAACCTTGATTAATCCAGCACAAACAAACACATTCAACATTCAGGCCAATGCAATCAACGACAAAGCGATTGCAGACTATAACAATTCGCTTATCACAATTTACCAGAGGGATGCGATCAGGTCAATCCTGTGCGATTACCAGACAGCACATAATGCAAAAGTGAACTCCGGGGAGAGCGAAGCCGAACTGCTAAAAGACTTCACCGCCATGCAAGCAAGGGTGAACGCAATCTATAATGAGGGGGTGACGAAATGACTATGAGCCAAGCCACAAAAGAACAATTGATTACTGCAATTATTACGATGCTACTGACCGCTATTAATAAATGGGGAGTACCAGCAGCTAAACAATTACTTTCCACCGCCCTCGATTCTGCTGGTGATGTGCCGGAACTGGCTGCATTGTTTGAGATGTTTTCCGGGAAAACTGAAGCAGACAAAGAGCAGTTGCTTATTGATATAAAAGGCGTGTGTTTGCCGTTGGCTCAAGATGCACTTGAATGCCACACAACAGATGGATGGGTAGACAAAAACTGTAATAGAATCGCAGACCGTGACGAGAAATAAACCGTCTTAACAAAATGAACATGTGTTCAAAGCAGTAAAGTATAGTTTCATCAACCATGACCCTTTTGGGGAATCATGAATGAAAGGATTAGCATGAAAATATCAATTTTGACCAACTTCCACGAATTAAATCCATTTTATTCACTAACTAGTGTTGTAGCAGACCAGATAAATATGCTTCTCAGATATGGACATGATGTTCATCTGTTCGTATCTGAGAAGTTCCCTCCAACATCAGAACTACCCCCAGAAATCCATAATCATATCCGATTAACTGTACACAGAACAGTCCTGTCATCAAAGCTGATAGACTATCAATCCGGGAAAGACCTCACAGAAGAACATAGGTTATTCATTCGTAAATACTCAGCACAGCTATCTAAGGAACTGGCAGATTTTGATCTTGTGATGACCCATGATTTTGTGTTTACGGGATGGAATCTGCCCTTTGCTTCTACGATAATGGAAGTGGCAAGGATAATCCCCAAATTGACATGGATGCACTGGATTCATAGTGTTCCAACAGGAAAGAAAGATTGGTGGAATCTTCCTGTAGCCTATATTCGTGGGAAGCATTTTCTTGTGTACCCAAACAGCACTGATGCTAATCGTGTTGCTCTTCAATTCCAATGCAGTCTTGCGGACATTTGTGTCATTCCCCACATCAAAGATATTAGAACATGGTTTGATTTCTCTGATGATACTTGTGATTTCATTTCTGATAACCCCCAAATTTTATCTTCTGAATTTGTTCAAGTATATCCAGTGGGATCAGATAGATTTGAAGCCAAGAGAGTGAGTATTCTCATTAAAATATTTGCTCATATTAAGAAGCAAGGACATTCAGCTACTCTTATTGTAGCCAATTCACACGCCGCCGCCGCCAAATTTGGGAGAGCCGGGGAAGTCACAACAAAAGATTTCAGTGAGTATTACAAAATAGCCAGAAGATATGGACTGAAAGAGAACTTTATTCTCACCTCTGATTTCAATATAGAGAAGTACGGACAGGGGATACCGAAGAAAATGGTTAGAGAACTGTTGCTATGCTCCAATGTCTTTGTGTACCCAACTCGGGAAGAATCATTTGGTTTAATATGCCCTGAAGCATCGATGTCCGGAGCTAAGATAATGATTCTGAACGAAGACCTGTACATGATGAATGAAGTCAATGCAAACAATGGACTGTTTGCAGGATTTGGCTCATACCAAAGACCCCAACTCGGGGACATCGAGAAACTATGCAAAGAAACAGCCACAAAGATAATCGAACAGATGGAGACCGATATCGCTGTCAGATCATCAACATCATTTAGAAGACGTTTAAATTACGATGCAATATATCAAAATTATTATAAACCATTTTTTGACAAAATCACTGGAGCTAAAGAGTGAATACAATACCTGATTTTCTATCCAGATTTGAGAGCAGAGTGATAATCCCCGGAATCCAAAAAGGGATTTTCAATCGAAGAGAAGTTGTGCCTTTGAGGATAGGGAAACTTGCCCATACCGAATTTGGGAGAATAGTCGGATCGATCATAAATTATGAAGACCTCTCATTCGTAATTTCCTATTACGAGCATTATAAACGCTCCACTGGTTTTATGCGGGAAGTAACAGAGATGAGAAACACTTCCCCAAAATCCAAATCAGTATGGGAAACATACTTGGTTCACTTTGCTTCCATTAAAGATGAGCATATCCGACAGATAATTGGTGATGATCGTGAGTTTCTGGGAGATTTTTTCTTCCACAAGCAAAAACTGGTTTCGCTCAGATTTGGAGTAAAAGCACATGAAAAAAAATAACTATACACAAGGACAAAAGGTATGGCGATTTACCTTGATAGAAAGATTTTCAAAAGGCTTAAATTATGCCAAATGGTCGTATCAGTGTGAATGTGGAAATACTGGCTTTGTATTAGAACAATTCCTGCATAACGGACACACAAAAAGTTGTGGTTGTTACAGCAAAGAAATACGGAAATCTTGTTGTAGAACACATGGAAAAAGTTCCACACTAGAGTATAAAATATGGTTACAAATGAATGAAAGATGCAGAAATAAAAACGTTAAAAATTACCATCGTTATGGGGGGAGAGGGATAAAGGTATGTGAAAGATGGAAAGACTTTGAGAATTTTATTTTAGATATGGGAGAAAAACCATTTAAAGGAGCATCTATTGATCGAATAGATAATAATGGAAACTACGAGCCTTCAAACTGCAGATGGACAGACCAGAAAACACAGATAAACAACAGAGAAAAAACGGATAAGTATTATTACGAGCTAAATGGTATTAAATACACATTAAATCAGCTATGTAAATTATACGGCATAAAGTATAATGCTTTATATCAACGATTAGTTATGTATAAGTTTCCTGTTGAAAAGGCTATAAAAAAACACAGTGTGAAAACATGGGAAGTTAATGGGAAATTTTATAGTATTTCTGAGTTATCGGCATTGTGCAATATACCGAAGACAGTGTTAAATGGCAGATTGAACAAAATGAAATGGCCTATAATAGAGGCAATTACAAAACCAATAAGCCACATTGGGAGACCAAAACATGTTTAATACAGTAGAATTGAGATGGAGGAAGAAATGATACCAAATCGCCTTAGTGTTGTAGTCCCATTTATTCAAGAGCATCCCCAAGTTATGTTCACTATCCAAAGCATCCATGAGGAACTTGAGGGGAGAGTAGACCATGAAATAATCGCAGTTGAGAACTGGTCTCCTGAGATAATTAAACAGGGAGCTATCAGAGACCGTTCTTCTGAGCTTATTCAATCCAAAGCAGATAAACACTCTTGGCTAAAGTTCATGAATTATGGGGATAAGCTGTCGCACTGGCAAGCCAAAAATGCTGCTGTAGCCGCATCTGATGGAGAGTTCCTGTGGTTTTGTGATTCTCATTGTGTTGTTGGAAGAGATGCTCTCTATAATATGTTTCAATATTACTCCCAAAATCATGAGGAACTAAATGGGAGTATCCACCTGCCTTTAACCTATCATATCCTTGAAGAACAGCAGTTGATTTACCAGCTTGTCACCGATCTTCCCAAAGGAGTTATTCACTATAAATTTATGAACATGCTGGAAGCACGAATAAAGCCTTTTGAAGTCCCCGTAATGTCCACCTGCGGGATGATGATGACAAGAGAACTATATAATCAAATGGGAGGATGGCCCACGGAATTAGGAATTTATGGCGGAGGCGAAAATTATATTAATTTCGCCTTATCAGTAATGGGGAAAAAGAAATGGATTTCCCCCGGAAGACCCTTACATCATCATGGGGATAAAAGAGGATACAGATGGAATGCTCTTGATTTCCTCAGAAACAGATTGATTGCTTTATACATCACTGTGGGGGAAGACTACGCCAGAAGATATTGTAACGCCGACACCAAAATCAGTCCTTTCAGTAAAGACAGAATATTGAAAGACGTTATCCGTAAGTGTGAACCCCATCGTCAGTTAATCCAATCCCAAGCTGTCATATCAATTGAGGACTGGATTAAAGAATGGAGTTGAACACATGTTCAAATACATCTTGACAATTAATCTCATTTGATGTATTAAAAAATAAATTAATAATTACACACCAAATGGGAGATGAAAATGCTATCAAAAAAAGAAATGTCAATAATTGTCAGAGCGATGCGTAATTTTGAAATCGAAGGATCATACACAGTATGCGATAACGATATGTATGATAAAGATGTAAATATTAAGGCAGAACTCGACACACTATGGACTGAAAAACTCATCAAAGAAAGTCAAACTCTGTATGAAAGCGGGGATTGTTTTATACCGGAATTAACAGAACGTGGGATAAAAGTTGGGGAAGTCCTTCTGGAACGATTGGAGAAACTGAAAGAATGGACTCTAATAGCAGAAAGAAAAAATGCTGACCCTGAGTACATTAAATTCAGTGAGTTTCCATGGAGCCGGGGGAAGTTCAAAGAAGAAGCCTTTATAACCAATGGGAGAATATGGACTTTTGCAAAGCCTTATATGCCCATGAAAGTCCCCAAAGTCCCCAATGCTGGCATTGGTATCCTTGTCGGAGTGAAGGAAATGGTGAAATTGTTTAAGAAGAAAGCCATTCCCATTGTCCCCAAACTTTGGAGAGTCGTTGAAAACTTCGATGAAATGGAACAAATCCAATTTTGCAGTGATAACAATGAGAACCATGCTATTATGGATGCTTGTTTCTTTGATTTCATTAATAGCAGATACCAATCCACCACTTATCATATTGTGCCAAATGCAGAAGACAGAGTGGGGGGAGGAAAAATAATCGCTGTCACCGTGAAAAATCGTCTGCTTCTTAATGGGATTATTGCTTTTATCGCTCCAATTAAGGAGGCATAAGAGTATGGGATGTGTAAATCCTGAGTGCCCACTATCCAAAGGGATTGAGTGCCCTTATGCAGGGAATAAAAAAGCAGACATCATTTATATAGGGGAGTCCCCATCATTCGAGGACGAGAAGCGTAACCCCCCCATGCCCTTCATTGGCCCTGCCGGAATCAAGGGGAGAGAAATAGCCGCAAGAGCTGGATTAAACTGGGGGGATTTCTTCATTATGAATTCAACCCGATGCCGTATCGACAAAAGAAAATTGACTGATTCTGAGATAAGAAAATCCCTTATTCACTGCCGGAAGTATGTTGAAAAAGCCATTAATTTTATAAAGCCCAAATGTATTGTGATTGCAGGGGACTTCGCCCTGCGTCAGATTTTGGGGAGAAAAGGAATTCTTAAAGCCAGACATGAGAAATGGATTTGGAGTGAAGAATTCAAGTGCTGGTGCAAGCCCACATTCCATCCAAATTACATTATTAAAAACGAAACCGTGGAGACTGACGCAATCAGTGACTTCATGGATATCAAAGCCTTTTTTAACAATAATTGTGAACCTGTGTTCAAAGATATCAAGACCAATTACAGGGAAGTTCAGTCAATCAGGGAATTCATTGACTCAGGGAAAACAGTTGGTTTTGACACAGAAGGACAGGGACTATTCTGGATTGAAAAAGACTATATCACCATCTGCTACCAATTAAGTAATGAGACAGGAACCGGAGTCGTTGTTCACCTGTTTCATGAATCAACCAAAGATGATTATGACATCAAAATACAATGTGAAAGAGTACAGGGAAAGGTAAAAGTCCTGCAGGATGTGTTTGTAAAGAAAGCAGAAAACTTCGAGCAGAAACTGGATGAGCTTTTGGAACTTTGGGAATCTGACAAAGTAAAGAAAGTCATGATGAACGGGAACTTCGATATTCATTGTGTGGAGACCCTATATAAGCGTGAGCGGGGGATAATCCCCAAGATAAGAGCGTACACCATGGACATCCAATCAGCCGCCCATTTGATTGATGACAGACTCTACACCCTTACTGACCTTACCACCCTCCAGCACAACTTCACAGAACGCCAAGATAATTATAATGATGATTTTGGGAAGAAATACCCCAAGGGAGACATGCTTGCTGTTCCTACCAATGAATTAACCTTCTATTCATGCTCTGACTCAGATATTTCTCTCCAAGTTGCAAAGAAAATGAGTGCTTTCTTCTCTAAAGAGCCAAGACTTAAAAACTATCTTAGCAAATTTGTGATGCCAACTTTGGGGACTCTCAGAACCCTTGAGAAGAACGGACTCCCCATTAATCATGATGCCATCCCCAAAGCCACAGCAGAAGTGGAAAAAATCATGAGGGATGCACAGGCAAATGCTTTATCACTTGTTCCCAAAGCAGTGAAAGATAAACATGCGGAGAAGAATTCAAAAAAAGAAGACGGAATAATCCTCACTCGGGGAGACTTTATTGCTGACATAATATACGGAGAATATGGATTCAAAGTAAAGCCATTCAAACTCACCAAATCAAAGAAACCTTCTACAGATGTCCACGCCAGAAAAGAGATTCTGGAGAAAACCAAATCCGGGAAGCTAAAAGGATTCCTGACATCCCTTGAGGAGTTCTCAAACTACCAGCATCTCTGGAGTACATACTTTAAGGGATTCGAGAAGCACATTAAGCACGATGGGGGTATTCATTCTCATTTGTCTATTTGTAAAGCAGCTACTGGACGTGTGAATGCAGCGCAACCCAATATTATGAACATTCCGAAGAGATCAAAAATTGCCCTTCCTTTTAGGAAATTAATCCAAGCACCAGCAGGGTACAAAATACTGGCATTTGACCAAAGTCAATGCCTCCCAATTACAGAAAAAATTTATACTGCAAAAGGGATAAGAACCATTGGAGAAGTTATAAAAGATAAGATACCAGTGTTATCAGTTAATGACCAATGGGAAGTGTCATTCCAAGATGTTCTTAATGGATGGCATACAGGAGAGAAAGAGTGTTTAAAATTAAAGATGGAAGATGGATCTTCTATTACATGCAGTTTACTTCATAAAATCAGGAAGTGGGACGGACAATGGGAAATAGCCGAAAATCTTGAAATTGGGGATAGATTAGCCCATGTATGGACAGTAAATACAAAAAACCAATTATACTATCCAGAAGTCTCGGTAGCAAGAATGGGACATTTTATTGATGGAAATCCAAAATGGAGGATTCATAGACTAATTGGTGATTTTTTACATGGTTGCAAACTGCCCACTAATATACATGTACACCATAAAGATGGAAATAGACAGAATTGGGATATAGATAACATAGAAGTTCTGTCTAATTGTGACCACATCCAGAAGTACCACTCCGCTGGAGTTCACAATGCTAATTATGGTAAACTTAAAGGGAAATTTAGAGAATGCCCGCAATGTGGCACTATTTTTTACAGACCAAAAAGCAGACTATTTGAAAAGACATGTTCAAGAAGCTGTGGCCAGCTTTACTCGGATAGATGGGATAGTAAAAGGAGTAATCATAAAATAGTATCCATAGAAAGAATCGGCAAGTTACAAACATACCAAATAGAAGTTAATGTAAATCACACATACGTTTTAGCAAATGGAGCTATTTCCAAGAACTCAGAATTAAGATGGATGGCACAAGTATCTAATGATTCTGAAATGATAAGAGTTTATAACACAGAAAACGCAGACATCCACACTGAAACAGGAAAGTCCTTAACAAATTCTAATTGGAACAGCTTATCAGAGGATATAAAGAAAAAAGCTAGGCAGAGTGCCAAAATATGTAACTTTGGTTTAATTTTTTTGATGTCCCCTAATGGTTTTATAATTTATGCTAAACAAGAATATGGAGTAATATTAACTCAATCTCAAGCCCAAGAATGGATTAACATCTTTTTTTCAAAGTACAAAATGATACCAGAATACCATAAGAGAACTATCGCATTCTGTAAGTATAATGGATATGTTGAGTCTCCTCTTGGAAGAAGACGAAAACTACCAGAGATAAACTCCAATGATCGTGGAGAAGCAGGAAGAGCCGAAAAACAAGCTGTCAATCACCCGGTACAAAGCCCATCCTCTGATACCACATTAATAGCCTGTAACCAGCTCCTTGGTCTCTCCCCCATCAACCAAGATACGATTACCCACAGAGCTGATCTGCTCAAAAAGTTACAATTGCTTCCATTAAAAGACTATGGTATGCTCCACCCAGATGAATGTAGACCCATTTCATTCATTCATGATGAGCTTTCCTTTTTAGTGAGGGATAACAGTAAGCTGGATGACTACGCCAGATTGATTAAATGGGAAATGGAGCATCCACCGCTTGAAAGAGATTTTGGCGTTAAATTGAAAGTTCCATTAGTTGTGGACGCAAAAATCGGGGATAATTCTGCCGAAATGAGTTCTTACCAATTTTAGGAGATAAAGCAATGGCAAAAGTAACAGAAACCCAAAGCAGGGAAGCAAATGCTTTAAAGTCAAAAAGACAAGAGCTAAGAAAAATATTCATGACTGCTGAACAAATGCAGGAACAATTGTCTGACCACGTATCCAGACAAGTTCCTATTGATGAAGATAACTTTGAGATGAATGGTTTCTATGCTGGGGATGAATCTATTCTTCAGCCCCCCTATTCGTTTGAAACCTTGTATCAGTATTATGAGGAATCAGACATCCTCCAAACAATGGTTGAAGCTATGGTAAATAATATTGATGGGTTCACCCCATTGTTTCAGTTTCTGGGAGATGATGTGAAAGACAGGGAAAGTGATTCGGCAAAGGCCGAGCTTCAAGCCATGACTGATTTTTTTAGTCAAGTGAATGATACCCAATCATTTCGTAAACTGAGAAAGGAGATGCGTAAAGAGCTGGAGATCATAGGTATTTCTGGATTTGAGCTTATCCGCAATGTTGCTGGAAAACTCACAGCTATGTTCCATGCCGATTTCAAAAACATGCGAATGACAAGACAACAGAAAGATTCAACCCCTGTTAAAATTGCGCTGAAAAGAAACGGAAAAACCACAGAAGTTATTGTCAGAAAATACTTCAGGAGATTCTGCCAGATTGATACCACTGGGATCCAGTTGAGATGGTTTAAAGAGTACGGAGACCCAAGAAATCTGTGTGCTTCTACCGGGAAATATTATACAGACCCCAAAAAATGTAAACCGCTTGCCTCAGAGATAATGGTGTTTAAAAACAAAGTCGGAACTGAAGCCTATGGACTACCGAGATGGATTGGATGTATACTTCAAGTTACCGGACGTTCAGCCGCACAGTATGTCAATTATGATCTGTTTGAAAACCAGGGGATACCACCCCTTGCCGTGATGATTTCCGGGGGAACTTTAAACGAAGAATCCCTTGAGGAATTACAAAGCATAGTCAAAGGAATGCGGGGAATTGAGAAATGGAACCGGATTATCATCCTTGAGTCAGTTCCCAACTCTGTTGGATTGGATGATAAAGGAAACGCAAAAATTGAATTAAAAAACCTGTCTGAATATCGAGCAGACGATCAAATGTTCACTAAATACTTAGACAATACAAAAACAGACGTTAGACAGCGTTACAGACTGCCTGATCTTTTCTGCGGCGCAAGTGAGGCTTACACTCATAGCACAAGTAAATCATCCAAAGGAGTTGCAGAAGAGCAAGTGTTCATTCCAGAGAGAGAAGATTTCGATGAAATTATCAATCTCCAACTTGTATGGAAAGAACTTGGAATAACGCGGTGGAAGTTTGTTTCTGGAGGCCCGAGAATTGTTGGTGCTGAAGAAATATCCAATGGTGTTGATATCTTCGGGAAAGCTGGAGCCTTTACTGTCAACCACGCCATTGAGCAAGCCAATGTTGCCTTCTCCACTTCCATGAGTAAGTTTAATGCTCCATGGGCAGATTACCCCCTCCCCATTGTCATGGAATTGATTAAGACCGGGAGACTGAAGCTGGAAGAGCTGGAGAACACAGAGCCGGAAGTAAAACAGAACATTGATCAGCTTGAAAGAATCGTTCAGTTGCCTGAAGAAAACAGCAAAGTCATTAAACTTCCTGCTGTTGCAAAGCAATTCCTTGAGGATGATGCCTTTACCGAAAAAGAAAAGAATCTTTATAATATGCTTTCTTCTCTTAGGGATTTGTTGAATGATTCCAAATAACCCAAAAACAGGTAAGCCGTATTTTGAAATTCCATCTTGTGATTGGGAGGAATGGATGAAATCGAAAAGAAAAATAATCAATATGAGCAAAGCTGAAATTGCCTTTCTTGAATCCAGAGGAAAAGTACAACTGTCTGAAGACGAAGTTGGGGAGACTCTGAAGAAAGCAAAAGAAGTTGTTCTCTGGGGGCCTGAAGCGAAGATTCTTGAGCTGTCATTGAGGAAAGCATGGAAGGATGCCAACGGGGAGAAAGTGTCCCAAAACGTCTCTGAGCTGCTAAGAAATGGCAATTTTTATGATGCCCCAAAGGTAGATAATGTACTGTCTGATGTCAAACTTCTTGGGAATGTAATCCATGATACGATTCACACCAAAGCATTGTCATTGATGCACTTGACCCAAGAACAAGCTGTCAAATCCCATAAGCAGTTAAAAAAGTTTGACGCTCCAAGTGATCTTGGGGAGAGGGGATCAGCAACCTTGTTTGCAATGTTGCTGTCCTTGCAATCCTATATTGATAAGTTTTTCAGTGATACTCTCCCCAAAAAGATTGCGGACACCGTAGCCAAAGCCAAAAAAGCCATTGCTGACGAAGCAATAGATACCGCTATTCAAGTCCTTGAGGACATGCCAAAGAATTATTTCAATGTGCTGAGTGATACCGTGATCGGAAGATTATGGACAATCACAGTTGTTCAAGTTATTTACATGGAAGGAGCGCAACAGTACGTCTTCCAAACACAAGGAGATACCGGAGTGTGTATTGTATGTCAGGGAGCTGAAGGACTCCAATTCCCCGTTATGGATGCTATAAATAAAATTGATAAGTACCTTGATCTTGCCGGGGATGTTGATGCCCAAAATAAAATATTCCCATTTTATCATGAGAAGGACGTGAAGAATTTTGGTGCTGAAGTTCTCATTCCCCCAATTCACGGATTTTGTCGCTGTTGGTTAGCGATTGTATAAACAATAAAAAAGGAGAAAACACTATGCAACAAGTCGGAGATTTTTGTAAAAAAGTTATTGGAAATGATCTTGACCCGAACACTCTTCCGGACGAATTGAGATCAAAACAGAACCGGAAACGCAGTGAATTGGATGATCTTCTTCCGATTGACACCCCGGAGAGTACAGACGAATAAATTTGAACTTGTGTTCAAATAGTTCTTGACAATGAAAATTATGTGTGTTAATACTTAATTAACAGGATTGATATTAACACACATAATTGAAAGGACGTAAATGGACGCAATAAACTTGGTAAACAGCAGTAAACACAACAAAAGAAAAGACAGTGATTTTTATCCCACACCCCCGGAAGTAACCGAAGCACTGTTGGCAACTGGAGTAATACCGACCAGTAGACTATGGGAGCCAGCATGTGGGGATGGGCACATATCTGAAGTCTTAAAAAAACACTCTTCTTCAGTATTATCCACTGACATAAGAAAAACAGAATACACATCCGGACTCCCACTTGATTTTTTAACCGGAACGCCCCCATACCCAATTGGATTCCATAAAGGGATTGTAACCAATCCTCCTTTTAATTTGTCTGTTGCTTTCATAGAAAGAGCCATGGTATTAAAAGTCCCAGTCGTAGCTATGCTGTTAAAAAGTCAGTATTGGCACAGCCAGAAAAGAGCTTCGTTATTTGAGAAATATCCTCCAGCATACGTGTTTGCTCTTACTTGGAGACCTGATTTTTGTTTTGGGGAAAGGGGGGGAGCACCTACCATGGAGTGTATTTGGACAGTCTGGATTGAGGGGGAAACTGATACGAGATATAGAGTATTGTTAAAACCCAAAACAAAGTAAAATAGTTCTTGACAATGAATTTGTTTTGGTGTATATCTCCATCATAAATTAAAAACAATCACAAAAACCTTGATGGAGAAAAAAATGTACACATTCAAATTTGTTGGAGGATCAAGACAGATCACCCCCCATGAGTCAGAGCAGTTCCGTCTTTTTGGAGTTGTAAATGGAGTAGAGATTCCCCATTATACAATGCTGAAGAGCGGACTGCTTACTCGGGGGACTGAGAGAGATGAATATGTCTCCTCATTTAAAGAATGGAAAATATTCACACATCATTCCGGATTCGGAATTCCCACACGCTTCTTCAGTTTCTACATCCAGCTCCGAGAAATGCCCAATGCCAGAGTCACCCTGCTGTCTCTAACCCAATGGAGTCAATGGCACTTTTCCGGAATCTATCGCTTTCTATCCAAAAAGGAAGCACTTGCTTTATTAATCCCAACTGAGCAATCTTACGGATTTTTGGAGAGATCAGAACCAGTTCCGGAATACATTATTAGAAGTTTGATTCATGTGGATAAGACCGAACTCCGCAAAGGAGTTAGACAGTTAAGATTTTAATTATATTCTTGACAATGATTTAAAACTGTGGTAATTAATAACCAAACTTAAAAAAAGGAGAATTACAATGAGCTTTATGGCAACAATCAAAACCGAAATCAAAGATTTGGATGTGTTCAAACAAGTGTGCGCCAATAACAATGTTGTGTACGAATCAGCAACAGACAATGGCACAATGCGTGGGAACCCTGTTGAGGGATATCTGAAATCCACATCAGGAAAGCAGTTCGGATACCTTCTGAAGCAGGAAGGGGGATACCGTGTCATGCTTGACAGAGATGGCAATTACTGCCCTGAATCCAAACGCCTTGGCGGAAATGGCAGTCTCTTAACGAGAGATTACAGCACTGCCAAGATTACCAAGGAAGTGGGACGTATGGGGGGAGTTATCATGGGACGTAATGAGCTTCCAAACGGGAGCATTTTGCTCCGAGTAGCTGTTGGTTAATACCTGAAATCACACAATAAGGAGAGTAGTAAAATGGCAAAAATGCTTACTATAACTGTGTCAAAAGATGGGGATAAAGTGGAAGTCGAAGCAGATGGATTCAAAGGAACTGCCTGTACTGACATTACCAAAACCCTGCTTAAAGCAATTGGGTCAATTTCCAAGGATACCAAAAAACCCGAGTTCTACCAGCAGTCCAATTCTGGGGTAAAGATTGGTGGATGATATGAGTATGAATCTAATATTCAAAGTAAAGGGAGGAGCAGGATATGTTGACTTCCCTTTCCAATCGGATACCAATTTGACTCGTGCTGTTCTTGCTGAATCAGACAACACAAAAAGAATAAAAATTATCGGGGATCAGCTTATCGCATGGAAGTGGGATAGAAGAGTGATTATAGCTGTAATGGAAACTGTCAAAGACCTATTCAACAGCCCAAACTTGGAGATTGACCAGATATGAAAGAGAAAATTATTATAATCTCCCCCGATGGGGAAATCAAAACCATCTATAATGATGAACTCCAAGAAATGGATTTGGGAGCCTTGTCAGTTAAAAGAGCTTCCAATGTGGAGTTTGATGAGGATTCCCAAAAATGGAGAATCGTTGATGCTGAGACTGACAGTTTGATTGGAGTTGGATTTGACAAACGATCTGATGCTATTGATTATGAAGTGCAGTTTTTGAATGGCAGATTAGCAGTTTCAGGAGAGTAAATAAAAAAACTGGCTCAAGAGTGGGGATTCTCATGAGCCAGTTTCTGGGGGAACAGACTGATGGAAAATCAGTCCGGAGGCAAAAAACAAGATGTCTATTCTTTTATCAGCCCCCATTCCCCCTGTCAAGTATTTTTTCATAAAACAATAAATAGTTTTGGTGTCCCCATGAGCAAGATTACTGAAGCCATTAAAAAAAGAAAAACTAAGAAAAATAAAAAAACCAAAAATAACACATCCCACGATTTTATTGACATAGAAAAACTGTCAAGACTATCTGAAGTCGGAGTAGCAGCATCAGAAGCTGGGAAAGCGTTAAGATTATTTGTATCATGCAGTGCTAACTTTGCGATAGCAATGCACGCTGCAAAAAGTAATTATGACAGAGCTATACAAGAACGAATGGAAGAGATGCTGATGGTGGAGCCATTAACAGGAAACGAGCGTCTCACCCTTGGGGGAGGAGAAGAAGATTTTCTAAACAGAGCAACACAGGAAACAGCCGATGATATAGATGATATGATATTTAATGAGCTATGCCCCCCAAAAAAGCCATTACACAAAGAACCAGTCAGAGTAATAAGATTTTGAACACATGTTCATAAACAGCAAACAAAACAAGGAGAACCAAAAATGAAACAATGTCCATTCTGTAAAGAACAAATGCAAGACGCAGCAACCACATGTCCACACTGCCGTCACACAGTTTTATCAGCTAACCCAATAGCCAATGCTATAGCGTCTTTAATCGTGTTTGCCATCCTTTTTGGAGCAATCTGGTTTGGGATTAACATGTTTGTACAGTCGGAGACAGACAAAGCCCAAAAAGAAATAGACCACATAATGAGAACGCTGCCGTATTAATTTGAACACGTGTTCGCCATTGAAAGTGCCACAATGTGTTACAAAAACCCTATTCCCGAAAGTGCAAAGATTGCACCATTAAAGTGCAAAGATTGCACCATTAAAGTGCAAAGATTGCACCATTAAAGTGCAAAGATTGCACCATAAAGTGCAAAGATTGCACCATAAAAACCAGTATGAGAACAAAAATCAAATAGTTATGTGCCCCAATAAGTAAATAAGAATAAACAATAAGAATAAACAATAAGAAAAAAATAGCAGAAGCCTTTTCAGTCTTCTGCGAAAAGACTTTTTTTCTTTAAAAATTTCTCTGGAGTTCACAAGACTTTTTAGCTGCTTCGCAGCTTAGAAAAAAATCATAAAAAATTTTAAGAAACAAAACAAAAAAATAAATAATTTTAGACGAAAAAATATCTTGACTTTTTACTCCAATGGAAGGATAGTGTGATTATGCTAATTTTAAATATAAAAAAAACAAAATGTGAGCGATGTGGGCACGAATGGATTCAGATTAATCCAGACAGTAAGACATGCCCAAAATGCCGATCACGTTTTTTTCGTATCCCATTAAGTATAAAGCCAAAAATAATCAGGAAGCGTAAGTAAAAGGATTTGTTATTATGCCAGATTCTTCAGTTCGTCAATGTCTTACTTGTTTGCGTTGTGGTTACAAATGGTATCCAGTTAAGGAAGTTGTTAAGAGATGCCCTTTCTGTAAATCAGAATATTTCGACAGTGTTGTGCCCCCAAAAATGGGAAGAAAACGTATCCATACTGTTGAGTCCCGTAAGAATAGTAAATAAGAATAGCATTGGGGAATGTGGCGTATGGATACAAATGAGTATGTATTAAGGAAACGTGTAATGGCCTGTACTGGTCAGATTTTGCATGGGACCTCTTTTTTGTTTTTTGCAAAGGCGAAAAGTAAGGATGATGCTATTCTTTTGGATTTAATAATCAACCGTGTCTTACGTTTTGGTAAACTTTTGTTTACTCAGTCTGATCTGACTGAAATCAAACCCTCAACGCAGTCAGTCTTGGAGATAATGTGTTTACGGACTTTTCGTACTTGTTTTGGGAGTCTTGTTAATCTTGGTTTAATCATAAAGGTATCTTCCAGCAAATCCCCGGATTATGTTGTTAATCTGCCTATATTGGTCAGGACTCTGGCTAACAGGTCGCCAGACGATTATGACCCATCTGTCCGTAAAGTTAAAGAATGGAATAAGCATGATTTTCTTATCCTTGCTGATGAAGTTGAAAAATACATAGAGGAGTTAAAAAAAATGGGATTGAAAGAAGCAGTTGAAACCGGAAGAGAGAAATCAAAGAAAGCCCACGCCACAAAAGTAGCCAAAAAGAAAAACAGTCCAACATGGACTCCTGAAAAAGTATGGATTACAATGAAAGAACTGTGTGCTGAATACAGTGTGCCTTTTCATGATTCAGCATGGACAGGTAAAACAAAGGGATGTGTGAAGCACTGGATTAAGTATTGCGAAGAAGCCGGGGCTAACCCTTCTGAACGTCTTCGTGATATATGCAGTAGATGGGATGAGTTTAAATACAACGCATTACATACCTCTGGCAACAATGGCAGGCCCAAAGGAATGGATATTGTTCTTTCAGATGTTGTGAGTTTCCAGGAGTTTTTTAACAATAGGGATGAGATTGAGCAATGGATTATTGCTAACAAAAATAATAAAAGTTCTCGTCGTACTTTTGACATCATAATTACTCCCACAGAGAGGGAAAGGGCACTCGTAAATGGATAATTTTATTATCACCCATCCTTGGAACCTTGATACTTTTAACCGTTCCCCAGAACATTTAGAGATAATTAACGCTAAGTTGCAGCAATATGGTTTGCTGAATCAGAAAAATCCCCCCCAAAAGTCCATCATAAAAATGGTAGAAACTATAATTTTGAACATAGCCAATAAGTTGGAGAGTGGGGAGCCTGTGTGGTTTATGGTCTTTTGCAACTCTTTTTCCGCACTGAACACATGTTCAAAATTACTACCCGCATCTTTTGCGCTGTCTACTGCTAAGTCAGCCAACATCTCCACTCCTGATGAATTGTTAAAGTTATTTACCACAAAGAGATTTAATAATTATGACACAGAATCGTTTGATATACTGTCTGTATTTAAGGGGGCCAGTTTATTGATTATGGATAATTTTATTGAGAAGAATCCAATGACTTCTAAATATTCTGGTTCTTTTGTTGATTTTTTTTCAAGCCGTTTATCCCGAAGACTTCCAACTATTTTCCCATTTGTTTATTCAGACAGTTCTTTTACTAAATCCACAGTTGACAAAGTTTATAGGGGCGTTGAGGCTAATTTCGGGCAGAGCTTTTTGCACATGTTTCAGGAATCTTGTTCTGTGTTGTATTTTAATAGCCCTCCTTCTCATTCCGTTATGCCTGTTGGTATAGATATTTAAAGCTTTTATTTGCGTCTGTTAACCAATCAAAAAAGGATTGCTATATGTCAACCGGACTTGGATTGCTAAGAAGTTTGATTCTTGAAGACAGGACGATTCTATCACTTGGGGATGATTTTTCGCTGTCCCGTTCTTCCTTTAATGATTCAGATATAAAAGTCTATGATTTTATTTATTCTTATTTTATCTCTTATGGGAAAATGCCCACTACAAAAACAGTTGAAGTGGAGTGTGATGTATCTTTTGCCAAACTCGTCGATGAGCCTCCTCTTTATTGGGCAAATTCTCTAAAGAAGCAGAATACTATCGCCGCTGTCCTCAGTTCTTCTGGTAGGCAAAAATCAGCCGCAGTTAGGGGAGATGCTGAAGCAGCTATTGACGAGGCAAGAAAACTTGTAAGCGAATATGACGCTATTCATGAAGCGGATAGATTACTCCAAGTTGGTACATTGTCTGATGTTGTTCTTGAGCAGCACGATAAAAGACAGGTTTCTTCTGTGCTTAGTGGTATTCCGTTTGGTTTTCCTTTTTTGGATGAGATTACTGATGGAGCGCAAGCATCAGACACAGTTGCAGTAGTGGGACAGGTAGGCATAGGAAAGTCTTATTTTATGCTCCAGTGTGCTTTAAATGCCTACAAAGCAGGATACACACCATTGATTCTTCCAATGGAAATGTCAGCTATCCAATGCACCAGAAGAATGGTTGCCCTTCATTCTGGAGTTCCTTCCACTTATATACGTTTGGGGAAGCTGTCTTATTGGGGCAGGGAAAAAATGATAGCTGGAATACAAGGTATCAAAGACTTTGAGCAGCCTTTTTATATTATTCAGGGTTCTCTGAAGAGCACAATTGAGAGTGTTGGAGCAAGGATACAGGAAATAAAACCTAGTGTTGTATACATAGATGGCGGATACCTGTTAAGAAGTAGCTCACAGAAAGACGGAGTAAGATGGGAGAGGATTGCATACACTGCTGAAGTTATAAAGATAATGGCAAAAGAATTTAATATGCCATTTGTTGTGTCTTATCAGTTCAGTAAAGGAGGTAAGGAGTTGGATGATATTGGTGGTTCAATAGCAATAAGCCAGTTAGCCAGTATAGTTTGCACTCTTAGAAATGAAAATGCTGTGTCTACTTATGAGGACTGGTCTCCAGTATCGTATAAAATCCTTGAATTAAAAAAAGGGAGAGAGGGGGAGAGCGGAGCTATTAGAGTTAAGTACGATATGGATCGCATGATTATAGAGCAAACAGAAGTGTTGTCAAAGAGGGAAATGGCAGGGGATAGCTGATTGTCAGTTTTTTATAGCCAGTAATATACAATATCTAAGAAGGAGTTATTATGGAATTAAAAGACAGTGAGAAGGAGTACATTGCTTTATGTGTTTGTGAGAGTTACATGGCTAAGATTGCCTCCGTATTGTTACAGCGCGAGATAGATTCTAATACTGAATATCCTTTATCAAAGCATACAACTACTTGGGGGATGCATCATACATGTTTTGATGTGTTGAGGGATTGCTATACGTCTATGCTTTCTATTCTTGATCGAAGAGAGAAATTAACGAATGATGTTATAGCCGCTCACAGTTTGCGTGTATTCGATAAGTGATATACGCAGTTCTGTGTAGTGTTATTTAAGCGTATGTGCCACAAATTCCAAAAAGTAATGTCCCAGTACCTTGAGTGGGGAGATCGTCGCTTCCAGACACCAATAAGGAGCTTTTAAAAATGAACAGAAGGATTCTTAAATGCAGTGACGAATATGAATGTTTCTCAAAGTTTCGGAGTGTGGTCAAATGGGGAAAAGGCGAAATCAAAAAAATCAAACGGAGATACCATAAGCGTGATCGAAGAGAAGCCAAAAAAGAAATCTTGGAGGAATTAAATGAGAGAATCTGATGTAAAGCAATTCCTCAGATTATGTGGGATTAAAGACTCCCAGATGGTGTGTGAGCGAGGATATGTCAACTCGATCTGCCCCCTTTCGCCATGGACTCATGAATCTGGCAGAGATACCCGACCATCATTTGGGATTAAGGTAAATGATGATGGGGAGTCCATGTACTACTGCTTCAGTTGCCAAACAGACGGAAGAAATTTATCATGGATGCTCCATAACTTTTGGCTTTTTGAAAAAGAATATCCTTACGAACTTGCCCAATTCTTTGCAGAGCATGAGATATTTCGCAACCCCGAAAATGATGAACACATGTTCAACTCAGACCCATGGGGGAGAGAGACAAAAGAGATTGTTATTCCAGAACCACTCCCAATGTCAGTTGTCTCCAGATTCCCATTACTGCAGGGAGCCGGGGATGCCCCCTCTTCCTCTTGTCTCTCTTACCTGACTTATGAACGTAATTTGGAGCCGACTGTTATCTTCTATTCCGGAGTCAGGTATGATCCAAGCAATAGAACTGTGATTTACCCCATGACCAGCAGAAAAGGGGAGATATATCTGCTAAGAGCAAGATCAATATTTGAAAAGAAGATGTGGACAATATCCCCAAAAGTATTGAATCTTCCTGAAGATACAAAATTTCCAACTCTCAGACAGTTTGGAGCATGGTTTGGATTGGATTTGGTTGACTGGACAAAGCCTATTATGATCGTTGAAGGGGGAGAAGACAGACTCAGACTCTTATCTTTGGGATATTGGAATGTCGTTGCCTCAATGACAACTGGATTCACAGATGCACAGCTACAATCATTGCTATCAGCCCCTGCATTAATTGTGGGGTATGATGATGATAAAGCAGGACAAGACAGCTATGTAAAGATTTTATCGAAGTATCGAAAAGATGTTCCCATTTTTCGTGTGCATTGGAAAGAAGCGGGAATTGGGAGCAAAGGGGAGCCGTGTAAAGATGCCGGGGATTTGGTATCAAAAGAGCAGTTATTCAAAGTCTTAGAAAATATATCTGACAATTAAACTTTTTACTTGACAATAAACTTTAATTGGGATATAGGTATATCAAACGTAGAAAATCGCTTTCAATAAAAACACAAAGAAGGAGAATAAAACAATGTCAGACAAGAAAACTTGGTTTCAAACAGGGGAGCAGGGAAGAAAATCTTCAGCACAGGAAGACGAATTAGCAAAGACCCGCAGAGCATCCGGGGGATCAGCCGCATGGAGATTCTTTCTCAAAGCTGATGAGTCGTGCAAGATCGTTTTTCTTGACACCCCCAATTTCTTTTTCCATGAGCATCCGCTTTTCAAGATCACCGGGAAGAACGACAACGTGACATGCCTGAAGGATTTTGATACCTGTCCGGGATGTGAAGTCAACAATCCCTCCTATTGCGTTGCCGCCACCATTATCGACACTCGGGAATCAACCGGGAAAGACGACAAGAAATACAAGAACCAGAAACGGGAATATGTCGCCAAGGGGAAAGCAAGACAGATTATTCTTCGTCGTGCTGAGGAACACAAGTTCAATCTCCGTGGATGTGTTTTCACTGTAACTCGGGGATCAGGTACAACGGAATGTGCAGTTGGGGAAGATATTCAGTTTGTGAAAAAACTGGATGAAGAAACCCTTCGGAAACTGTGCCCCAAAGAAGTGGAATTCTCCGAATGGTCAAAGCCATTGGATTATGCTGAAATCCACAAACCCCTTGCTGTATCAGCCATGCGGAAACTTTTCGGGATCAGTGCCCCTGTGGGGAGTTCTGATGATTCTTCTGATGATGATATTTTGGGAGCCGAGAGTTCCACATCAGATGACATTGACAACACCGGATCAATTGACGACTTGGTGTAACATCAAATGAAGCGTAAACGCATCAAGGTTTACTGGACTTGTAGTGATTATGTTCATCATGAGCATAGATGGAAATGGACTGCTCATCTTTGTGGGAAGATTCAATTTTTATTTCGTAGGTATTTTAGATGAGTAAAATAGAGAAAGCACTCATATCCACACACGTTTTTATCCCCAAAAAGGATATTGCGGACGTAGAATCACTTCGTAGAAAGCTGACTATATCCAGCGTGTATGGAGGAGTGGGGATACCAATCTATGAGGAAAAACCTGATAGTATTGGTATCCCCTTGTATTACCTTTACCGTAAAAATGGGATGAAGTTTGGGGATATTGCTAATGAAGTAATTGATGCCCGTACAGAAGGGAGTAAAACCAATTGGAAATTCACAAGTGAATTACGCCCAAATCAGAAAAAAGTTATACGAGAATTTGAAAATTATTACAATTCACAACATACAGGATTCATTGTAGAGGCAAAGCCGGGATTTGGGAAAACAATTTTGGTTTTAAAAATGCTTTCTGTGCTTCGCAGAACAGCTCTTGTTGTTGTACCGAAAACTGATTTGATTGATCAATGGGTACAGAGGATACTTGATCACACCGATTTGAAACGTGATCAGATCGGTATTGCATCGGATGGGAGCTGTGATGATCCAGCAGGGAAGCAGATTTTTATAGGACTTGTTCATACCCTTAACCTTGATCGTTTTGGGGATTCTTTCAAGAATATGTTTGGAGTCGTCGCTTATGATGAAGTTGACCGGAGTGTCCCCCCCGCTACCTTCGCCCCCGCAATGTCTATGTTCCCAACTAAGTTCAGAATAGGAGTCTCCGCAACTATCAAAAGAACTGATGGACTCCACTTTATCTTCGAGTCCCATATTGGGCAAGTGGTTCTGAAAGGCATTGATGAAGGACGGATGAAGCCCAAAGTGATAATTCATAAGTTCTCTGGTTCGTCTGGACATGTTCCAACACAATCAGATAAACTATGTCGGAGAGGGATGCTTCTATCTAAACTTGCTGGAAACTTAGCAAGGAATACCATTATTGCTTCATACATGAATTCCATTTATAAATCCGGGAGAAAGTTGGTTGTCATTTCTGACCGAACTGAGCAGCTTTCTTTTCTCAGGGATTTTGTTATTAAAAAATATTCTATTCCTTCCCAAGAGATTGGTTATTATGCCCGAAGTGTGACACTCCAATCTGGGAAGAGTAAAACAATATCATCCTCAGTGATGAAGGAAAACGCTAAAGAATGCCGGATACTGATGGCGACCTTCGGAATGATGGGACTTGGGACTGACATCCCCGATGCTGCCGCTATGATATACGCTACCCCCCAATCTGATATAACACAGTCTCGGGGGAGAATTGAGAGAATGTGTGAAGGAAAGAAAGAACCTGTTGTAGTGGATATTTTGGATACATCCTATCCGGATGCTTTAAACTGGGGGAGAAAACGATTACAATCTTATGTAAATGCAGGATTAAAGATAGTTGAATACCAAACGTAAAGGAGGATATTATGGGACGAGGAAAATCAACCCCAGCAGGGTTTGTCTATAAGACGTATTATGAACAGCACAAAGAAGAAATAAACCGGAGAAGAAGGGAAAAGTACAATCTTAACCCTGAGCGAAGACAGACAGTATTAGATCAGAATAAAGATTATTACCGGAGAGTGCGAAGAAAGCCAGGAGCTTCAAGAACAGTTGTGCACAGTTCCACTGGTAATTTCTTTTCTATGAGTGTTGTCGCCACTCGGATTAATCGTAAACCCGCAACCATTAGGGAGTACCATCGACAGGGAGTTCTCCCAGAGCCTCTCCATTACGATACTCGGGGATGGCGACTATACACCAAAGCACAGGTTCTCTTGCTGATTAAAGCCTTTGCTGATTATGATGCTAAAAAACTCACAAAAGCAGAACTCACCCAAACACTTGCGAAAGGATGGCTGGACGATGCCGAATGAACCAAAGAAAAAAGGTATTGTTGCGACGACTAAACACATAGAAGACCGTAGTGGTCTTCTCATGGTTTCCAGAACATATCCAAATGGGAAACCAGCAGATGTCAAAGAAACAAAAATTGCTATACGTCCATTTGTAACCAATCCTGCCAATGTCTCTGTGAAATTGGGAGCCACTATTCCAACTGAAGCATACGCAAATGTGAGGATGGATGTGATGATTTCCTGCCCCTGCTATGTGGAAGAAATCGTTCCTGTCTTCAATGAGCTTAAAGCTCTTGTGGAGACTCTTGCAGAACAGTTGGCAACTAGCATTGCTCAGGAAGTGAATTCAACTGCCAATGAATCAAACCCCTCTTCGAGTAAAAAAGGGGAAGGACTGTCACTGGAGGACATCGTATAATGGCAAAAAAAGAAGAAGCATCTTCCACTAATATGCTTGATCTGGTTAAAGACCTTAACAAGAAATTTGGAGTCAACACTGCTACCTTTTGTGCTTCTCATCAGCCTGACCCCAATCGTATTCCTTCCGGAGTTTTCCCCATAGATTTCATCACGGGAGGAGGAATCCCCGTATGGCACTCTACATGCCTCTGGGGGAGTTTCAAGTCGGGGAAGTCTTCTCTTGCTGGGGACTTCATAAGTATGTCCCAGAAGATATGCTGGAAGTGTTTTCGCATGGAGAAGGAGTGTATATGCTCAACCCCTGCGTTGAAAATGAAAGCCGCCATAGAGAACATTGAAGGGACTATGAACCCATTATGGTACTCAAGGATTGGTGTTAATATTGAGGAGCTTGTTGCTATTGAAGCAGATTATGGGGAACAGTATTCTGATATAGCCGAAGCTGTCTTATCTTCGGATGACTGTGGACTTTTGGTTGTTGATTCCCTCGCCGCTCTTGTCCCTTCTGTGGAGATGGAAGGAAGTGCTGAAGACGATTATTACGCTAATCAAGCTAAATTGATCGGGAGAATGGTTCGTAGATTGAAGCAGAGACTCATTAGGGAAAAGAAACGAGGACATCCCTGCGCTATTTTGTTTATCAATCAGATGCGTACTAACCTCAAGGTTAAGTTCGGGAATCCGGAATCTCAAAGTGGGGGATTCCAGATGATGCATGAATATTCACTTCTTCTCAGAGTTGCTAAGATTTCCGAAAATGCCCAGGATAAGAACCGCTTTAAAAAATCGGATGATTCAGCTTCTGCAGGGATCGCCAGACACTCTGTTTCTGTGAAAAGCAACAAAGTTACAATTCTCGCAAAATCAGCAGAGTTTGTCAGAGCCACCGAATGCTTCAGTGATCTTTCTCTGATGCCCGGACAAGCTGACGACTTAAAAGTCTTGATGGATTATGCAAAGCGTTTTGATATTATCCGGAAAGAAGGAAATAAGTGGAAGTTTTTTAACCTTAATGCAAATACATTATCTGATATTGAAAATGTTCTCAGGAAAGTTCCAGAGCAGAGAATGAAGACCACACGAAGCATTATCGAAGCTTCCAAGAAAGAACTCTTTTCTGGAAAAGATACTGAAACCTGCGTTGAACCAGAAGATGGAGAATCTGCAGAATGACACTGAAGGTCTGTCAAGTTTGCACACGTGTTCAAAAAATAAAGCAGAAAGACACTAAGTTTTTGGACAAACACGGGGATTATGTTTGCTCTGTTGAGTGCCTTTTGGGATGGATCAAGCAGAGTAGAGTCAGAAGTATAAACAATCTCCCTGATTATTCCGGGAGAAGCATAAGAAAAAATCCATATTACCCCAATGCAAATTATCGTTCCAAGTATGAGCAGTCTTTTGCTTCTGTTTTTTGGCAAATGAAAATGTCATTCAAGTACGAGTTTGTGACATTCTTTTGGGGGGAGAAAGAATACACACCGGATTTCTATTTCCCGGATTATGAGTGTTTCGTGGAAGTAAAGGGAATCTGGAATCCGTCAAATCGTTCCAAATACAAGAGCTTTAGAGAAACATTTCCTGAGATACCGTTAATTATAGCCCATTGGGGATTGAGCAGTGATTTGCATAAAACAAAGGTTTTTGGAGGGAGATTGGTATGAGAGCAAGTCTCAAACTGTTTAATTGTATTTTATTAATTGTTGTGATCTTACAGTTTTTGTTATTTGGAGTTTCTGTGTATCATTTGGCGAGTGGACAACTGAGTCCTGTTGAAGTCAGTTTCCATGTGACTTGTGCTGTAGCTAATGTGTTATTTATTTTCTTTAATGTAAAAACCTTGTATTTATAGCGTATCCATGAGGATAGATAGATGTCTTTTGTCAAAAAAGTAATGCGGGGAGTAGATGGGGGGAGAGATAGGCAATTTATCTCTTCTGCAAACCATGGAGCCGGGGATGAAATAAAAGACCCATCAGCCTTGGCTTTCTATCACACAGAAGCAAAATTCAAAAAAACCAAGGGACAGCCAATCCTTTTTCCAAGAGCCTCGTCTCTATTCAATGCCTGTCTCCGGATGCACGCTATCGCCTGTAAATCAAAAAAGACGTATTATCGAACAGATTACCAATCCCCGGATAGTTTAATGATTTTTGACATTGGGAGTGCTGTACATTATTTGATTCAGAATACCCCAGCATTTTTTGGAGATCGAAGAATTGGAAGATGGGTATGCTCTGCATGTGGAGAGTTCCTGTATTTTGGACTGCCTCCGAAAAACAATTGCCCAAAGTGTGGAGCATTGCCAGCAGCTATTCTTTATCAGGAGCATGGTTTTAAGCCCATTGTTCCTTTTTATTGTTCTGGTCATGTGGATTTGTTCCTTAATATACAGGGGGGATTACCAAGGATTCTGGATGCCAAGACAATGGGGGAAGATGAATTCTATAAGCTCAAAGCACCAGTAGCTAAGGATGAAATCCAGCTTGTCACTTATATGATTCTTGCTGAAAAAGACACCACAATTCCAATGAAGATCGATACGCACAATGCTTTTGTTTTCTATGTTTGCAAGAGAACAAAGAGGGATTCACTCCCATACAAAATGTTTCGCATTCGGAGAACACCAGCATTGGAAGAATCAGTAAAATCAAGATTGTCAGTGTTTCGTTCCGGAATGGAAAACTTCCCAAAGAATATCCCTGAACCCCAAAAAGTGTGTTTGGGGAATCAGCCTTTTGATACCTACACAGCGAAGAGCTGTCCTTGTTTGTCTGAATGTAGAAATTTATATGAGCAATCTAGGAGAGGCAAATGAATGAGCAAGCCTATTCTTTGTTCAATGCTCACTGTGATTATATAGCAGCAAAATCGCTATACATGTTTGAGCAAATTTTCCGAATTGAAGGGTACAGAACAGAACTGTCCACAGAGGAAGATTTTAGGTCTAATTCTGTTTATTTAACTATCATTTTCAGACCTTCTCCTTATTATCCACCATTTTCTGATGCTGGTAGATGCTACACCACCAACGAGGAAAGGAGACCGTACAGAATTGGTATTAAAATATCCCAAGAAGAATTAATAAGCTCCATGTTGACTTATAGGCATACTAATGATTTTATTCAACATATTTTAAATAATATCGAAGATGGGCTAAAACATGCTCGTAGTGAGGAGATGGAAGCAACACATAAAAGCGGGATTGAAACGGTAAGTGGTGCGTATAAGAAGTTTGTTTGTGGTGATTCTCAGAGAGAACAGCTTAAACCCAAACCAGTTAGAGTAATTAGATTTTAAAGGAGCCACATGAGAATAGTTGGACTGGATTTATCATTAACAGGAACCGGAGCCGCTTTTGTTTCCACTGATGGGGATGAAACCATTGGACTTGTCAAAACAACAGATAAGCAAGGAAATAAAATTGACCGTTGCTTATTAATTGCTTCTACGCTAAGAAGGTCTTTTCTCAAAGAGTGTGACATGGTTTTCATTGAGGATTACGCCTATGGCTCGAAAGCAGGAGCCAACTCTCTTGCGTATTTGGGGGAGCTGAATGGGATTGTCAAAGCAATGGTTTTATCTCATCTCGGGAGACATGCAGAAACCGTAGCCATAGGAACATGGAAAAAATTCCTATGCAACAAAGGGAGCCTGAATAAAGACGAATTCAAAATGCAGTGCCTCAAGAAATTTGGAGTGGAGCTTTCCTCCAATGATGAAGCAGCCGCCTTAGCCATTGCCGATTTTGGGATGGCAGTAATGACCGGAAAAGGAATCCGGAATAGACAATTAATCGGATACGAACAAGACGTTCTCAAAAAATATAAGCTATGTTTGCTAAGTTAAAAAATATAAGGAGAGATAAGCATGGCCGAAGATACCTTGGCACCCCCAAGACCCCCCCAGTGTGGTTGTATTTCAGAAGCAAATATCAAGTTCTTAAAGGAAGTTCATGGTATTGATTTATTTGAGTCTGTAGCTGATACTGACACATTTAAGCCTGTAAAACGTGTTTTTATTTATAACGAGGAGGAACCAGAAATGTTTGTTGCAGAAACCCCTAAGATGCCAATCCCTAATTTTCTAAAAACCCAAGGCCCAAAAGAATCAGAAGTAATGGACTTAGTTGCCATTATTGAAAAGCAAAAAGCCTTTTCTCTACGCACTTTTGGGCCTGGGGAACGCTCCTTTGGTTTAGTTGATCATATCAGAAAGGAGCTTTTGGAGATAGAGGCAGATCCTTTTGATCTGACTGAATGGGTAGACGTTGTTATTTTGGCACTTGATGGTGCTTGGAGATCCGGGCATTCACCAGAGGATATTGTTTCTGGATTGATTGCAAAACAAGTAAAAAATGAAAGTAGGCAATGGCCAGATTGGAGAACTGCACCTCTTGGTAAGGCGATTGAGCATATCAAAAGTGACGAATCCTCAGAACTTGAGAAGCAAGTGGGGGGGGATCATTATAGAAAAATGGGTATTTATCAGCCGTGGATTGTTTTGAGTAAGTGGCTGACTGACGAGGAATTGAAAGGCGGAATGAAATCCGTAGTTATTCCATATCTTGCGAGAGAAGCATCCAAAAATGGTCGGGAAGACCTTGAAAAAGCGTACCACACACTTGGTATTTATTTGGAGTTGACTAAGCCAAAAGAGTCTGAGTAAAGACTGTTATGCGATCAGTGTGAGTAAAAAATAAAGGAGTATAGCAGATGGAATTACAAGAAATAGTGGATTTCATTAAAGCAGAGCCAGAGTTCGAGGGGGAGCTTCCCGATAGCATTTATTTTGTGATGAGGGAGATTATCCTCATGAACGATAAGGGATTAGCTGCTGAATTCCTCAGAGCAGTAGTCAGAAGCACCAAAGGATCGATGATAAATCGGTTGCTTAATCCAGAAAATTGAACACATGTTCAAAATAATACTTGACAAACAATTTTATTTGCTGTAAGAATGTACCCAACAAAAACCTGAAGCACACAAAACCTGAACCAAAAAGGAGACACACAGCAAATGTCAACAGAACTTGTCAATTACATCAAAGCAGGATACCCTTGTTTATTTCTTCGTACCATCGAACCCCATCTTGCGGAAAAAGCAGTTCGGGAAGCAGTGCAAAGCATCCCCCAATTGGAGAGAGCAACTTTTGGAGTGTGGAAAGTCACTACCGGATTAATGGAGAACGACATCCATGATATGGACGAACCTCGCTCCCCGAAACATGATCTCTTGGATGCTCTTGATTACGTAAAGAAAAAGGACGCAAAAAAACCCATCATCGCAGTTTTCCATAATGTTCGTCAGTTCATGGATAATTTTTTAATCATCCAGCAATTAATTGACACCATCATGCAAGCAAGACTTTCAGGGAGTCATATTCTTCTCGTTGGCCCTGATTTGGAAACCCCCGCAGAACTTCGCCACATGATTACTTTTGTGGATATGCCCCTCCCCACGAAGGATGAATTGTCCACTCTATTTAATAGTATCGTTACCTCTTACGCCGATGAAATTGATCTGCCGTCTACCCGAGAAGGGATTAAGGAGCTTTGCGATAAAGCCGCAGTTGCCGCAATGGGATTGGATTCCCTGAGTGCTGAGAGTTCCATTTCTCTTGCCATGTCATCAAAAAGATGTATTGACATTCCCACCATTCAACGCCAGAAAGCGGATGAAGTCCGTAAATCAGATGTTTTGGAGTTCATTCACAATGAGGACACGATTGATGAATTGGGGGGTTTTGACGAGTTTAAGAAATGGCTTATTAAAAGGAAATCAGCTTTTTCTCAGGAAGCTACAGATTTTGGACTTCCATCGCCAAAGGGAGTTTTACTTGTCGGAAATGCTGGAACTGGTAAAAGCCATGCGGGGAAGATATGTGCTAATGTTTTGGGACTGCCTTTGCTGAGACTTGACGTTGGAAAATTGATGCAGTCCCTTGTTGGCCAAAGTGAAGCCACAACGAGGATTGCTCTGAAGACCGCAGAAGCCGTAGCCCCCGTTGTTTTGTTGTTTGACGAAGTTGAGAAGATGTTTTCTGGGATGAATAATTCCGGAAATCTTGATTCTGGCGTAACCTCCAGAGTTATTTCGACAATTCTTACCTGGAGGCAGGAAACGAAGGCGTCGGTGTTCATTGTTATGAGTGCAAACGAAGTCAAAAGCCTTCCTTCTATGGTGTACCGCAAAGGAAGAATTGATGCCGTATGGAGTGTTGATCTTCCTGTTGAGCATGAGAGAGAGGAAATCTTCTCAATTCATATCCGTAAACGGGGGAGAAATCCTGAGAATTTTGATCTGAAAGCCCTTGCCTCTGAAAGTAAAGACTTCACTGGAGCTGAGATTGAAGGATGCGTTATCGACGCAATGTATTCCGCTTTCTATGTCAATAAAGACATTGACACCTTATCGATTCTCCAAGCTATCCGGGAAACCATTCCACAATCTGTCAGGGATAAAGAAGAGACAGAAGCAGTCAGGGAATGGGCAAAAACCAGAGCCATGCCTGTCTCTTCCGGGAAGAATGCCAATGAGAAGAAATCTGTAAAGGGGGGAAACGTTAGAAAATTGAAAATAACTTAAAAAATAACTTGACAAAGAATTTTAATTGTGTCATAAACGAACCATCTGAAGTAAAAAACAAACTTCCCAAAACACAAAAAACAAAGGAGCAATAAATGCCAAAACTCAAATCAGAAACGAAGTCCAAAGTAAAGAACGAATCAGTGGGAGCAGTAAAATTGTCCCATGAACAGCAGGTTCGCCGTGAGATTCTGGAAATCACCGAGCGTCAGGATCATGAATACCTCCGCCTTGCGGAACTGCTTGCAGAGGCGTACCACAACAAGTATTACACCAACTGGGGGTTTGTGGATTTCGAAACCTTCAGCAACACCGAACTCAACACCGAATATCGGAAAGCTATGATGTTGGTAAACATTTGGGATAAAGTCTCCGATTTGGGGATTGAACCCGATCAGCTTGCCAATCTGGGATGGACGAAACTCCGGAACCTCATCAAGATTCTCAATAAGGACAACAAGGACACGCTTCTCAAAGAAGCCGAAAATCTCACTGTCCGGGAAATCGATGAAAAGGTATCTATCGCCAAAAAGACCGATACGTCTGCCGCCAATCTTCCCTCCACCACAACCCTGAAGATCATCATGGGGGAAGATGTGGGAGCCATTATTCTGGATGCCATTAACGCCTCCAAAGAAATGCTCTCCACCGAAAGCACGTCTCAGGCATTGTCCGTTATATGTCAGGACTGGATGATGGCCCATGGGAGCATTCCGGATAAAGCGTCCGTGTCCACGATCATCTCTTATGTGAAAGCCGCTTACGATGTGGATTTGGTTATCTCCGGGGGAGCAAAGACTAAGGCCAAAAAAGTCGAGGAGCCTGTTGTTCAGACTTCAGAAGTGGATAGGTTCCCTGACGCATCTATCGATGATCTGCTTTCTGAAACCGCCCCCATTGAGTCTGAGCCTGTTGTTCCTGCTGACCCAAAACTGGGGAAGAAGGGGAAAGCCAAGAAAGCAGCAGAACCTGTTGTCGAGCCGGAACCGGAAGTTGTTGCAGCCCCTGAAAAAACCAAAGCGAAAGCCAAGGGGAAAGCCAAGGGGAAAGCCAAAGCAGAGCCTGTGAAAGAAGAGACTGTTATCGAGTCCACAACCGATGACAATGATATTGATTCATTGTTAGGTCTTTAAAGAAACGTAATAATATCAAGCAGTTATACACTGTCAGCATAGTTGAGCAGTTATCGGGGGACTGATCGGAACATCCATAGAAAACCGAAATAAAACAACCTCTATGCTGACAACCAAAACCAACCACTATTTAAAAAGAAGGAGAATTAAATGCCAAAAGTAGCCCAAAAGAAAGTAGCCAAGAAAGCCGAACCAGTAAAAGTATCCCCGGAAGCATTTTTTGGGGAATTGTCAGACAAATTTCAAGCCCTTTTCGATTCACTGATGGATGATTTCAAGAAAGCCCCCACGAACAAGTCAGCATCCAAACGTACCAGATTGACCACAAACGATCTCACCAAGCTGTGTAAAGAATACAGGGCTGCAGGAGTGGAGTTTGACAAGGAAAGATAAAAAGATCTATGGGGCCGACTTCAGTGTCAGGGGGAGTTTTGCTAATTTCTCCCCTGCTCCACCCTAATTGCAGTCAGTTTATGTTTTTTAAAGTTCAACATCACTAATAGAGGCAGATGGTTTTGTGTGTCTTCATGGGAAAGCACATGCGATCAGCTTGGGGAACCATGCCCCCCTTCGCTTTTGTCTGCCTCTATTAGTGATGTTGAACACATGTTCAGTCATAATAATTGGGAAGTTGGCCTAAAAGTAGCCATTCTTTTAAAGAGTAAGGTAGGAACCGCAGACTCCAAGTGGATTCCTCTTGGTAATAGGGGGGAATCGTATACTGGCTAATAAAGTAGGGGAGGTGATATCACCCCGAAAAAAGGCGAAACCCCAGCGGACAAATTCATAGACCTTTTTGGTGTTATAACACACCTTTTATTATGACTGAACATGTTCAAAAATCTTGACAAATAAAGTAATTCGTGATACCTACCTGAGTAACAACAAAACACACATTTTGGGGAAACAATGAAAATCTCTGACGATGATTTAATATGGGGCAGTAGAAGCTCGTTGCAAAAGAGCATCAGACGTGGCGATCTTGATTTATGCAAGACATCCTTCGATCTCCTTTGGAATGACCCCAAACAGCGTCAATGGTTAAAATGGAGAATCTACACCCTCGTCATTGAAGAAGCCTTTTACCTTTCTGCCGAACTTTACGACTTTTTGGAGACCAAGACCAACGAAGAGAAGGATTGGAGAAAGTTCATATACCAATTATGCCTTGCCCCCAAATCCAAAGATAATGTTGCTTTATATTCTATAAAGAAAAATAATTATAAATATTATATAGATAAGTTATCAAAAGATAGTTCAGAAGCCGCTTTGTTTTTTAGCTCATTTGCTGGAATGGATTTTGTTAATGGTGATCCTTCTAAGCTGTGCGATAATATGTTGGAATTTGTTGCAACCGTTTCTGATGTCCCTTTTACTGAATATGAACAGAAATCAGTAGATATTTGTGTCAGTCGTGCTAAGATGGGGGGGATGACCGGGGACAGACTTATGAGTGTTGTGGCTATTTTTCTCATTAAGTGTAGAGGTCTGTGTAAAGAGAATGTAGATTCAGCCCTTAAAAACTCTGTGAATTTATGGTATTCATCCATTAAGTCCAGAAGAAAGCCAATATCAGTAGACCTCCCATGGTATTCTTTTGACCAGCACACCCAAGTTGGAAAGATAGCACTTGGGATTTTTATGAAAAACCAAGCTAAGAAATTTAACATAGCTTCTGCTGATGATATAAAGAGACTGTGGTTTTGGTCTGAGTCTGCTTATTCCCCAGAGTACCTTGTTCCAGTATGTGCAGATACCAACAGCCCTACTGTCTATGAAAATGCCTATTTTTACGATTGCTTGTCTGCTAATCTATCGCAGTTTGGGGGGGATCTTTCAGAAGTTAAAAAGTTGTGGGATAATAGTGTTAAATCTGCCGTAGCCGGATGTGTGGAGTGGCTTTTGGGAAAACGCCTTTCTGAGTCTAATTGATTGTGTGGTTGCTATGAATTATCTTAGAAATAATGCAGTAATGCTCGTTGACCCTGTATATACCTCTCGTAGAGCTTCTAAATGTGCCACAGTATCTTTTCTTCTGGGAATGACTAAGGAATGGCTGTCCGATTATCCTGATAGAGTTGTTTTTTGGTTGTCCCCACAGGACACTTCTCTAATAAAAAATGATTTGACCATATTTGACGATGACAAAAGGATTATCAAAGTACCTATTGATTATACTTTTGATAGATATCGTGAAATGTGGATGCCTTCCCGATCCCATACAGAAGCCATTAAAGAATTTGGTGGTTCACATGGTTGCTGGGACATCCTATTAACCACTAGAAACTCAGGCGCATATTACCGCCATGTGACGAAAAGTAGAGACGCATTAAGCCGCTTTATGTGTTTGTCTGATAGATTCCCCGTATTAGCCTTCAAGAGTACCATTCCAGTATCTGACGATACCTATGGCATTAAGCACCGTTCATGGTGTTTCAATACTCTTTTTAATTACACAATGTTTGATTTAGTCATGGTTTCTGCGGAGTTTGAGCGAAAGGGAATCCTAACAGCTGCAAATAGATACTTAAGCTATTCTGAGATTTCCCTGTTAAGGAACAAACTGGTTGTTTCTAACGCTGATAGTTTTGTAGACCCTTCATTCCCCCTGTCTGATGCTTGCGAGCGTAAATTTATTTCTGGATTATCCACAGTTGTGTATCCCCAGCGAATATCAATAGCCCAGAGACAGTTCCCTAAGATTTACAGAGTTCTTCGTGCTATTCACTCCAATAACAATGATATAACTGTGCGTGTTTTGACAAACAGCATCTCAATTCCCTTGCCAACATCTATAAAAGTCGATTTAAAGTTTTTACATGTTGATAAGATGCCCCGAGAAAAGTTTTTGGAGTATATGCAGAGTGTTCATATATTTGTGTCAGCTTCTGTTGAAGAAGGACTGCCAAATGCTATTGTGGAAGCCACAAAAAATGGAGTTATCGGGGTCATTCTAAAGGCCAAGTGGTCACTAGATTTTTTTGGGAGTGATTACCCTTTTATGGTAGGTTCAGAATCAGACATCCTTGGTGCAGTTAATTACATTCACGCTAACAAGCAATCTTCATTTTTAAAATGGAGAAAATGGTACTCTGAGTACTTTTTGCCCCGATTGTCTTCAAATGAAACTGGATACGATTTATTTATAAACAGGAGTAATGCTTTTTTAGATAGCCTCGATTCTGATTTTTTGATTGGCAGTACTGCAATTGAGTTGGATAATAATGCCAGAAAAAAAAGAGTTAAACGTATCAATCTTATTAATATTGGCGAAGGACTTGGCATCGACCCATCAAGAGCAAAAGATCAACGTGTTGTGGATCATTCTATGTGGAGATATTTCCGACTTCCGTGGAGGTATAGTGTGTCAGTTTCTATGCGTAAATTAGGATGGAAGCTTTGTTCTGAGCCATGGGTTGTCAAAAGCCCTCATTAATTAAGTCAGGGTTCGCAGTGTGTGGGAAGAAATACTTACAAAAGGAACAGTAAGGTTTTATAAGAGTAGACGCTACATCCACTATAATGGAAAGCGTTATATTTATGCTGTTGTCCTTTGGAATTATTATTACCCCCAAAATCCTGCAAAACGTGGGGAAGTCATTCACCATATTGATGAAGACAAAAGACATGATGAGATATCCAATTACGCAAAAATGACCATATCTCAGCACATGAAAATCCACAGTAAAGGGAGCAGTAACCCCCTTTATGGGAGAAAGCACAGTGAAGAAACATTAGCCAAAATGCGAAGATCAGCCCATATCATGTGGAAAAATGGTCTTTACGATAACCGAAAAAAGAAAGCTAAGGAAATTGAATAATGGATATTAATATACCGGAAGTAATAATGCTCCCCCGAAGTCAGATACGCCCGAATTCATATAATCCTAATTTTCTTTCCCCGGAGATTTTTAACGAGCTTGTTAGGAACATCGAAGAGCATGGATTCCTTCAGCCTGTTATTGTTTCCCCTCTTAATGACGATCCGGATGGATTCCTTTTCGAGATCGTTGATGGGGAGCATAGATTTGACGGACTTGCTATTTTGGATGTTGACGATATTCCTTGCTTTATCGCCAATCTTGATACGGATTCACGAAAATTCTTAACTGTTCGCATGAACAAACTCCGGGGAAAGTTCGACAGAAAGAAATTCACTGCTCTGGTTAAAGATTTGATGGAGAGACATTCTTTTGATGAAGTTGCCTCCCAACTTGCTTTCTCAGACCCTTCCGAATTGGAAGCAATGATAGACAATGCCAGAAACACCCTCCCCACCCCCGAGATGAAAGCCGCCTTTGATTCCGCAAAGAAGGAAATCAAGACTGTCGATGATCTCAGTAATATCTTGAATCGTATCTTCACGAAGTATGGAAACAGTTTGCCTGCGAATTTTATGGTGTTCGATTTTGGGGGAAAGGAGCTTGTCTGGTTACGTTTTGATAATAAGAAAGAGTTCTTCAGTGTGAAGGATAAACTCAGAGAAATCCTCCTTGCCGGATACACAGCAGATTCTTTTATCTCCCAATTACTTAAAGTGTTGCCTGTTTCTGATTTTGTTGGTAAGTACAAAGAATCACTTGTTCCAATCCCCCAAACAGAAGATGTAAATATTGACGATCTATAATTTGAACATGTGTTCACACTGGATATACTTATGAGAGACATCAGAACACCAAAAGATTTTGCGGAAGTTGTGGGGGATTCAAAGCTCTCACAATTGCGGGAAGCAGTTGCCCCTAAGAAGAAACGGGGGAGCTGGTTAAGACACTTAGACGATAAGCAATTATCAGAAGTGTATTTCCGTTTATCAAAAGGGGAGTCAGCCCTATCCATTGCCAGAATAGCTCAGAAAGAGTGGGGAGTGATGAAGAAGTCCTCCACAGTTTCCCTTGGAAGAGCCGTCAGGGACTTCGCAGATGACGTTTTGGGGGAGATAAGAGCCTTAGCCATACGGGAAGCCAATCCCTTAAAAAAACCCACAGAAGAAGCCTCCAGAGTCGTTGCCTTATCCAAAGAAGTATCCAAAAAATTGGATGCCGTTAAAGAATACATTTGGATGATCGAAGCCCAGAAAGTCAGAATCAATTCCCTCATAAAAGCAGAATCAAAATCCATTCCTTTCGAAGTCACAGATAAAGCCTTACGCAATCTCAGGGAGATGCTGGATGGATATGCAACTCTGTGCATCAAACTGGGGATAGTGGATTCAAGACCCCCGGAACTAAATGTGAATTTAAAACATCAGTTTGAGAATATCATGCAAACTGTTGTACGAAATGATAAAGCAAAATTGATGAACGCATGTGACCAATTTGTATCACAACTAGAGCAGTCAGCCATCATGCTAACACAGAACGATGATGGCTCTTTTGATTTGGACATTGATGAAGACTTGTGTGAGAGCTGATGCCAAGAACCTTTCCAGTCATACCAATTAAAGAAGCTCTTTTCCACATGGAGAGAATCGCAAAGGAAAACAATTTCCCGAGCGATCAGAAGAGCCTCTATAATTCCCTTATCAAATCATGCCAAACTATGAAAATTGGGAGTCATGAAGTAGTGGAGAAAGAACTCCTCAAAAACTTCATGCTCAATTTCAAGTATGCCATGAGAAGTGAAGACTCGTCAATCTTACGCAGAGAACGGGGATTGAAAGTTGATAGGATTGTGGATGTTGTGGAGTTCATCGAATCCCCTGAGTACATGAATCAAGCAGGACATATCAGACCAGTCATAAAGAAAGAACTCCATAAACTATTTCATGAATCCTACTATGTAGAAGCAGTGCTCGGTGGTGCTATAGGCGTGGGTAAAAACTACATGGCAGACATGGCAATGGCCTACATGCTCTATTGCCTAAGCTGTTACCACAATCCACAAGTGGAATACGACCTTGCCCCAGGATCGGCAATAGTATTTATAGTCCAGTCTAAGTCTCTTACCCTTGCCCGTAAAGTTGCCTTTGACCAGTTTGCCGCACGATTACGATTAAGCCCCTATTTCACAAAATTCTTTCCTTATGATGCTTCCATTCGATCTGAACTTAGATTCCCCAATGATATAAATGTTCTGCCTGTTGGTGGATCAGACACCTCAGCTATTGGTATGAACGTATTTGGGGGATGTTTCCCGGCAGGACAGTTATTCTTAAAAGCAGATGGGGATTTTGCTGATATTTCTACTTCTGTCAACACAAAAGTATTGACTTGTGATGAATTAAACTTTATGATGCTTTCAGAGAATGAAGTCGAGCCTATCCCAACTGGCTACAAAAAGCTGGTAAAACTCCATTTTGACAATGGGGATTCAATAGTCTGCTCTGAAGATCAAAAATTTAGGTCACCAATTGGGGAGTGGATTCATGCAAAGTATGCCGAAGGAAGAGCCTTTAAGTTTGCTAACATGCAAACTATGTGGGAGTCAGGTTACATATCTGACTCAGCATTTGCATCTTGTTCACAAGATGTCGGGGAAGGGGTACAAGAAACTGTATCCGATGGAAAGGCTGTGCGGGAGTGTTCAGTTGACACGACAGCAGAACAGGAAGAAGTTGAAAGAGTATGTGATTTGTCAAGTTTGTCAGAATCCTTACCGAATGATAAGCAGCACCCATTTACAGTTTCACAACATGACGATGAAGGAATACGAAGAGAAGTTTCCAGATGCCCCAATCAAAACGGGGGAAGTGAAGAAAGACTGGTCAGAGAAATCCAGAGCGCATGTTTTGGAACAGCACAAAGACCCGGAGTTCAAGAAATCACTTCAGAGAGGAATAGCGAAAGTCAGACACCTTGGATGGGAAAGGATGAAGGAGCTTTATGCAGACCCCGTTTGGATGAAGTCGTTGTCAGAGACTCACCGCAAAACATACCAGAACTTCACCAAGGAGAAGAAGGAAGCTATTTCGTTGTCAGGAGCAGTGGGGAGAAAAAAAGGACTTCTGAGCCAGAAGAATCGTTTTGTGTACCTCAGACGGAGCGGGGATTATGTGATACTGGCTTCCAGATTGGAAGCAGTTGTAGCCTTTTTGCTGGACAGGAGGGGCTGTGCCTGGGAGTACGAACCCTTGATTATGCCGTACCAAACTCCATGGGGGGAGAAGCATTATATCCCGGACTTCCGAGTCGGGGAGCTGTTAGTAGAAGTGAAGGGGGAAGTTGTTGCCAGAATGGACAAGAACTGGAAGTACAAATTGAAAGCAGTTCCAGATTTAGTTGTGATAACGAGCGACTCTCTGAAAAGTTCAGTAGCAATGACAGTTTACAATTGGATAAACCGAAACAAAATGAGGCACTCAAGTTGGGAGGAGCTGATAGCCAGATATCCAGTATAAATTGCATTCGTGTTGAGTTTCTGAATGTTTATGCTCCAGTTTATGATATTAAAGAGGTAAAAAGTACCCATACGTTCATGTGTGCAACCAACAATAACAGTGGTTTACTAATGGCTTCTAACTGCATTGATGAAATGAACTTCATGGCACGTACTGCTGACTCTGTTATGACACGCTTCACTGGGGATACTGAATACGACCAGGCAGAGAAGCTGTACGAAACCCTCATTCAGCGTATCAAATCCCGTTTCATGGATAAAGGCAAAATCCCCGGAAAATTGCTTTTAATTTCTTCTGCTAACTACACAGGGGATTTTACAGACAGAAAACGCCAGGAAGCTAAGACCGATCCCACAATTTTTGTTATGCATTACTCCCAATGGGATGCTCTCCCAGCAGATAGATATTGTGGGGAGAGATTTTTAGTTGAAGTGGGGAGCGATATTAAGCAGCCTCGGATAATTTCTTCTATGAGTGAAGCAGTGGATGCAGAGGATGTCATAACAATTCCAGTGGAGTATCGAAGAGACTTCGAGAGGGATATAATTGCAGCATTGAAAAACTTTGCTGGAGTTGCTTCTGGCCCGAGCCATCCGTTTATCCCCCAAAGGGAGCTGATTAAGAAAGCTGCCACAGATTTTGTAGCTATGACCGGGGGAAGACAGTTATTCATGGAAGAGACTATGTGTCTTAACCGTGTGGTTGATCTCAACTCCCCCGATTGGGATTTGGTAGTTAATGAAGATTATCTCGAAGAGAATATCTTAAACAAAGACCAAGTATTTGCTACCCACATAGATTTATCCATCAACAAAGATGCTTGCGGAATCGCCATTGGTCATATTATGGAGTATAGGGAACTCCCGGAGATGACCATATACAATCCTCGAATGAGGGATTATGTGACCGTCAATGATGTCATGGTTCCCGTTTATATGATTGATGGAGTGTTGAGAGTTACCGCACCCCCATCGGGGGAAATTGATTATGAGACTATCAAACGTCTTATTCTTTACATCCGTGGGAAGATAAACATAAAGTGGGGATCACTGGATTTCTTCCAATCACAGATGATGATTCAATCCTTTCGGAGAGGGGGAATCAAGTCAGGAGTCATGTCCATTGATAAAGACATTGGCCCGTACTCAGAAGTCAAATCAGCTATTAAAGACCAGAGAATTTATTACCCAGACCATTCAGTTCTTCTCACCGAATTGAGAGAGCTTGAATTGGATAATATCAAAGGGAAAGTGGATCATCCAGCCCACGGATGTCATTCTGGGGATACTGAGGTAACTATTGTTGAGAATGGTATTTATAGACAGCTAACTTTTGAGGAGTTGGTAATCCTATACCAAAATGGTAAGAGATACAAAACCGTGACTTTTGATGTTAATTCCAGATGCTATAAGGAAGCATGGATTGAGAACCCCAGAATAACAAAAACAGTTACTGAGTTGCTGGAAATAGAATTGGAAACAGGGGATGTTATAAGATGCACCCCCGATCATTTATATCTGCTTACGAATGGAACATATAAGGAAGCTCAGTATTTAACACCAGAGGATGAAATCTTTGCTTGACATTAGGATGGTCTTAGTGGTATTATTTCTTAACTATTAATTTTAAGGAGGATACCACAATGAAAAAAGTACCCCTGCAAGGGAAGAATGGCGAAGGTTTGTTTTGTTTAGTTGATGATGATGATTTTGAGGAGATCAATAAGCACAAATGGTATTATCATGACGGATATGCGATAACCGTAAAGCATTTATCCGGAAGTCATTCAAAGAAGAACATTAAGCAGAAAAATATTGTTATGCACAGATTAGTTATGGGAGTGGCTGATTATCATACAGGTCATATGATAGATCACATAAATCGTAACAGATTGGATAATAGAAAAGAAAATCTTAGATTCGTTGATTATTTTGAAAACGCTCATAACTCTGCCCCAGTAAAGGGAGCATCTAGCCAGTATAAAGGAGTTGTTTTTAATAAGGCGGAGGGGAAGTGGGATGCTAATTGTTTGGGTAAGTTTTTAGGCTCTTTTTCAGAGGAAAAGGTTGCAGCACTTGCCTATGATAAAGCAGAACGGTTTTTACTAAGTGAACATGCTTACGTCAATTTTTCAGACGAGTTTTTGCCTATCGATATACTTTTGCCTCATGTTGATAGGGAGCCAAAATTACAAGGAACAACATCTAAGTATGTGGGAGTTTGCTGGTATAAGAAGGATTCATGCTGGAGAGCCAATTATAAGCATAAACACTTAGGCTATTTTAATGATGAAGAAGCTGCAAGAAGAGCTTATTTAAGGGCTAAAAATGAAGATAAGAAAAATTAATAGAGTGTTGCTTGAAGAGCCAGTTCCTGTTTATGATTTGACCATAGAAGGAACTCACAATTTTAAACTTGGCGCTGGCCCTTTTGTCCATAATTCGAAGGACGTATCTGATGCAATTTCAGGGACATGCTATATGCTTTTCTCTAAAGAAGCAGCATCACACATGCGCCCCACGAGAAGAAGCCTGAAAACAGGAACTGGGGACGTGAGAAAGATAAGATTTGCTGCTCGAAACAGTAATACTTTCAGAGGGAGTTACTAAAATTAATATCTTGACAATGCTATTTTTCTCGTATATGATACTATCAACGAGCTTGCTGTGGCTCGATGCGTTGTCTCCTTTATTGTGTGTGGGATGTGCAGAATGCTGGGGAATGAGTTTCAGGTCTCGTTCCTCAGCACTTCTTTACCATCCCTTTTTTTACGCCCCCAAAATGAACACATGTTCAAAGATTGGAGAATAGATGCCTAAGCTATCCGTAATCATCACCTATTATAAAAACACCGAAATGCTGAAGCATCAGCTTGAAGTAGTAAACTCCTACTCAGACATTGTTAAAAGGGATGTGGAGTTTATAGTTGTAGATGATGCCTCCCCCATTAACACAGCATTAGAAGTTATTTCCAGCACCCCCACCCCCGGAGTTAAATTAAAACTCTATCGTATTACCAAAGACATTCAATGGGGACAGGAACAAGCCCGTAATTTGGGAGCGTATGCTTCACAATCCGATTTTGTTTTCTTCCTTGACATCGATCATGTCATTCCCCCCAAAGCAATGGATGAGATTATTAATTTATCTCTTTCTCCGAGCAGATTTTATACATTTGGGAGAGACATGGTAAGAAGCCTTTTTCCATTTGTTTCAGTTCCTCGAAAAGCTTCCCATTGCCTATTCATCATTAATAAGAACAGATTTTTTGAGATTGGGGGATACGATGAATCCTTCTCTGGTCATTACGGGTACTCAGATGCCTATTTCCAGCATCGAGCAAGAGGGAAGATAAAGAATGTTCATCTGGAAGATATTCGTCTACAAGTATTTCAGTACACAGTAATCCCAAACGCCCAAGGCATAGACCATTCAAGGGATAAAAAATGGAATCAGCTTGTATATAATGCTAAAATGAAAGGCTTGGTTAAATTCGATGATCGACTATTACAAAGACCGTGGGAGCGAGTGATATGAAGCATTTATTTAAGAGAGATTGGGAGCGCGCGCCACATATTAGATACCCTACGAACATAAGTGATTATTTTTTCTCGTTAAGAAAACGCCCGTTTTTGGATAAAGAAACACCTATTGGCTCAATCGGGAGTTGTTTTTCTGCATACATTTCAAAATACCTCATAAAAGCAGGATACAATTACATCATTACCGAAGAGCCGAAGTATGATACCTTTTCCGCACAGTGGGGGATTGTTGTATCACCTGCTTGTATTGCTCAGATATTCAGGTATTCCTTGACACACAAATTTGCCCCGTTAGAAGAATTTTGGGAAGTCGATGGAAAACAGATAGACCCGTACAGAAGTGGTTTTTTCTATGACAAGAAAGAATTTTTAGTCCATAAAGCGAACTCCAAAAAAGCCTTAACTAAACCGAAAGTGTTTATTATAACCCTTGGACTCACTGAAGTTTGGAGAGACAAAAGAGATGGATCAACTTTTGCTGTAGCCCCTCCAAAAATGGAACCGTATCATGAATTATATGTTCTTAACGAGCATGATGTGTTCTCGTACCTGTATGAAATTTGGAATCTGCTAAGTTTCTATAACCCTGAATGTAAGTTGATTTTGTCTGTATCCCCAATCCCACTTACTGCCACGTTTCGAAAGGATGTCGATGTCGTTACAGCAAATGGGAATAGCAAAGCCACATTACGTTCTGCTGTCGGGGAATTCTGTAAAAGCTATCCGCAAGTAGAGTATTTCCCATCTTGGGAGTTTGTTACTTTTGGGATGCCGAATTTTTTAGCGGATAATAGGCACCCAGCCCCAGAAGTAGTGGACACAATGATGAGATTCTTTCTGAATCTTTATAGTAAGGATGCCTAAAATGGACGACAGATTTAAAGACTGGAAATCGCCGGATATAAAGGATGGACAATTGACAAAATGGAATTGGCTGGTACGTTTTCCGCAAAATCTGCATCTTGGGAAAAACACCGACATCGGGGCTTTTTGTTACCTTAACGCATTACATGGTATTGACATTGAGGATAATGCACAGATAGGGAGTCATTCCTCTATTTACTCCATTTCCACTATTGATGAGAAAAAAGGGAAAGTGGTAATCAAAGAGGGAGCAAGAATTGGGAGTCATTCTGTTGTAATGCCCGGAGTTACCATTGGGAAAAACGCAGTAATTGGAGCCTGTTCCTATGTGAATAAAGACATTCCAGATAACTCCTTAGCATTTGGTGTTCCTGCTGTTGTTATTCAAAAAAGACAAGGATAAACCATGAGAAAAATTTCCCTTTCAGCCCCTTTTATCGAGGCAGATGATGTTGAAGCAGTCAATGAAGTTATGCGTTCCGGACGTTTAAGCCTTGGCCCAAAACTCGAAGAGTTCGAAGATGCTTTAGCCGAGTATACCGGGAGAAAATATGCTGTAGCTATGAACTCCGGGACTTCAGCATTACATATTGCTGTAAAGTGTTTGGGGATAGGAAGGGGGGATAGAATTATTGTTCCCCCGTTTACTTTTGTGGCATCAGCAAATTGTATTCTCTATGAGGGAGCCTTCCCCATTTTCATGGATATTGATCCTGTTACCATGAATCTGGATTTCAGAAAAGTGGAAGACTATCTTGAAAGCACCCCCTACCCTGTAAAATCAATGGCAGCCGTTGATGTATTTGGGATGCCTTATGATAAAGTTTATGCAAAGATATTATCCGAGCAGTATGGATTTTCCGTGATAGAGGATTCTGCTGAGTCTCTTGGAGCTGGTTTCAGGGGGCAGAAGACAGGGTCATTTGGGGACATTTCTATTTTTGCTTTCTATCCAAACAAACAGATTACCACTTTAGGCGAAGGTGGGGCATTATTAACAGATGATAAAGATGTTTACAGACTTGCCAAAAGTTACACCAATCAGGGGAGAGAAGCCGGGAATCACGTCAGACTTGGCTATAATTACCGGATTACGGAATCTGCCTGTGCTATGGGGATTTCGCAACTTTCTAAGATTGACAGAATTTTGAACATGCGTTCAAAAGTTGCACAGTGGTATCGGGGGAGATTAAAAGATTGTCTTGGGATAGGACTTCCAGAAGACAGGGACTCTTGGTTCGTTTATGTGATACGTCTTACAGAATGTGACCGTGATCACCTGATGAAAGAGTTACTGAGCAGGTATATCGAATGTTCAGTGTATTTTAAGCCCCTTCATTTGATGCCACACTATAGGGAACTTGGCTATAAAAAAGGGATGTTCCCAATGTGTGAGTATGTTTCAGACAGATCACTTGCTTTGCCTTTTCATACCGGGATGTCAGAGGAAGACGTGGATTATGTGTGTAAGTCCATAAAGGAGATTTTGTATTGAATTATTTATTTTATGCTATGGGGGGTTCTGGTTCTACCTACCTAATCAATGAATTAAATAATTTTGATTATGCTGTCCAAGGAAGGGAGGATTATTTATTTGTCCCCGACATATACCTTGTAAAAAAGGACACAGTAGTTGATGATAGCTCCATTTCACAGATTATTAACAATGGGGATTATTCTGTAAAAATAAAAGTGTCTTCTATTAGGAGTTTTTATAATAGGATAAATAGAACTGTACCCAAGTACGATGTATCAGTTTCTGATGTGGTATTAGAGTATATCCGGGAGTTAAGACATGCCAAAAAAGCTACTGCTGTGTTTTGCTACTTGGCAATGGCAGGTTTTTTTTCAAAGTACATGGTTAAGGATGTAATCTATTTGATTAGGCACCCACTTCATGCCTACGTTTCCTTAGCAGGACACCAGCATCCCCATTTGTCTGCTACATTTGGGGGACTGAACACAAAAGAAGCTGTTGAGTGGTACGCCAATGTTTGGAACTCTGTTACGTCAGAGTATCTTAAATGTAGGAGATTGGGATTAAATCACCATGTATTAAGATACTGTTTCTGCAAATCAGATAGCCGTAGACTTCCCATTAACAGCAGGATTTTTAATAATTTAAAACACAGCAAAAGGAATGCTGGCGTTCTTTCTGTTAAGTACGAAAATTTATTGCATAAATTAACTGAACGTAATTACAATAATATTTATGGGGATTATTGGGGAATATAAATGAACATTTTTAAAGGACAGAAGATTCTTGTTACCGGGGGATGTGGGAGTATTGGTTCTGAGATTGTTTCACAGTTAATCTCTCATAAACCTGCAGAAATTCGTGTATATGATAACAATGAATTTGGTCATTTTAATCTCTCCCAAAAATTAAACAGCCCAATTGTGAAATATATAATTGGGGATATAAGGGATAGAGACAGACTTCGTAAATGTCTTAGAGGAGTGGCAATAGTTCTTCATTGCGGAGCGTACAAGCATGTTCCATACTGTGAAGAAAACCCGCAGGAAGCAGTAAGTGTGAATGTCATAGGGACTGAGAATGTAATTGAAGCATCTCTTGAAACTGGAGTGCGAAAACTCATAGGAATATCAACGGACAAATCCGTCAACCCGATAAATACCATGGGAGCCACGAAACTCCTTGCTGAAAAACTTCTTATCAATTCCGGATTTTCTGTTGTTCGTTTTGGGAATGTTTTAAATTCTTCCGGATCGGTCATTCCAATATTCAAAAGACAGATAGAATCAGGAGGCCCAGTTACAATCACCCACAGAGACATGACTCGATTTATGATGAGTATTGGGGAAGCCGTTACTCTTGTTTTAAAGAGCACAGAGAGAGCTAAGGGGCGTGATCTTTTTATACTGGATATGCAGCATGTTTTAATTTATGCGCTTGCCTTAGAGATGATTAAGGAGCATACAGGCTCTGAGGACGGAATGGAAATAAAGTTTATTGGAGTACGTCCGGGGGAAAAGATACATGAGCTATTAATGACAGAAGAAGAAGAACAAATTGCCATTCTAGAAGATGGTATATGGACAATTAATTATTAAGAAGGAGATAGCATATTATGAAAAAGGAAATAAATAAAAATACGGACATTATCATTCCTGAGGAGTTTTTTCTTCTAAAGAAAAAATATCAGAAGATGGGATTGAACCCGAGGGGATTTGTTAAGTTCTTTGATGAGAAAGCACAGTTTGAGCAGAAGCAATCTTGGATTGACATCCTTGAATTGAACAGAATTCCAAAATGCCGCCTTTTTGACATTGGTTCTGGAGCTGGGTTTTTTCCGTTTCTTGTGAAGCAGATTGGGCATACTGTTAAAATATCTGATGTTCCTTCTTCTGTAGCAGCCAGCCTTATTGCCTACGAGGAGTGCATTGAAGCCTTGGGGATGAAGAAAGATTTTTCTTTTGCTGTGGAGAAACAGAAAAAACTTCCGAATATCGGAAAGTATGATATTATTTCAGCAACCGGAGTTGCGTTCCATGAAAATTGGGAACCATCAGATTGGGAGTTTTTTATTAAAGACTGCTTCTCCCATTTGAGAAAAAACGGAACTTTGTTTCTCCATGTGAATAACACTGGTAAGGGAAAAGAAGGATATGATTCTCTGAAGTCACTTAAAGTAAAAAGTGGATTTTGGTATGACGAACATATTTTAATCATAAGGAATGTCTAAGATGATGACCCCTTTCGTTATGGACAGTGCTACCGCAAGATTAGCTGTTTTACAGAGGACATGGTTACGCCATAAGCCTTTATCTGAAATTCAGATTCTGTTTTTTAAAAGTTGCCTTAAAGACCTTCACAGTATGGAAAAAGTTATCCACCCCACTTCTCGTTTTATTATGGACATTGGTTCAGGAATTGGGGGGATTGATGTTTTGCTTTATAGACATCTAAAAGGGAAAGCCAGAATCCATTTGTTTGACCGGGATTATGTGGATAATGAAGTGACCTATGGCTTTTCAGACAGCCCATCCGCCTACAATACTTCTGAAGGAACAGAATCGTTTATGCTCCAAAATGGTATCCCGGAAAATCACTTTAAAACAATGTCTATTCTCCCCAAAAAGGGAAAGTATGATGTGATTATGAGTTTGATAAGCTGTGGATTCCACTATTCAGTATCTGTGTACCTTGATTGGATTAAATCCCATCTGGATACTGCCGGAATTGTTATTTTGGATGTTAGGAAAGACACAGGACAGTTTGAGATTCTGGAGCAGAATTTCCGCAAAGTGGATATTATCCAGAACAATGTTAAGTATCATAGAGTAGTGTGTTATGCTTAAAGTCAATTGGCATATTGGAATACAGCAGTGGGCATACCGTCATCTTGCCACTCATGTTATCCAAAAACTTAAATGCTTTGAACATGTGTTCAATGACAAGGGGGATGTCAATATCGTGATGGCAATGGATCAAGCCCATCATACCCCTGCTGATAAACACACTATAATCCACCTTGATGGGAATAGATGGTATGAAGAAAATATTAAGTCTTGAGTTTGAAGCAGGATCATGGAGTTGGGGGGTAATATCTAAGCATCTCCATAAGGTTCTTAAAAACGATTATACGATGTTTCCTGTTGATTTTACATCTTGGAGAAATACTGCTAAGACAGCAGGATTTGATCTTATCCTGAGTCAGAATATAACACAGATTAAGTTTATTGTGCCTAAAGACAAGACTATTTGCCGTTTGGGGGGAAATCGTTCTTTTGATGACGTGGAGGAGTTTACTTTGAAAAGATATTATTCCTATCTTGCCACTTGTGCTGCAGTAATAGCAACCAATAAGAAATTATATGACATTGCTATTCAATACAACCCAAGAACTTTTCTTATCCCAAATGGTATTGATCTCCAAGTTTGGAACTCTGATAGCTATAAGACAGTATCCCCCAAAAGACCTTTTATTGGATTCATTGGAAATGTATCAACACCCATAAAGTCTCAATACAAGGGATACGAATGGGTTAAGCAAGCCTGTAAAGAGTTGAATTTAAACCTCATAGAAGCTCTTTACAAAACAAAACAGATACCCCATGTGTTTATGCGTGATAAATTTTGGAAAAAGATAGACTTATTTGTTCTTCCAACTGCCGGGGAAGGATGCTCGAATAGCATATTAGAATCATTGTCAATGGGAGTGCCCACAATTACAACACGTTGCGCTGGATTCCACGGGGAGATGTTACATGATGGAGTGAATACAGTCTTTTGTGAACGAAACGCAAAGTCAGTTAAAGATGCTATCCAAAGATTTATAGTGGATAACAGTTTATACAAAAAAATATCAGTAAATGGGAGAAAGTTTGCTGAGGAACACCATGATATAAATAAAGTTGCTTTGAAGTTCAAGGAAGTGATTGAATTGTGCGCCCCTAAAAAATAATCCCATTCCCATAAAAACTCTTGACAATGTTTTTTATTTGTGTTATTGCTACTATCAAATAGAGAACATTGTCTTTTCTTTTTATAGGAGCTTATCTATGTTTGATAAAAAATGTTGTTACAATGGCGGAAATAAGCACAAATTCGAAGCAAGATATACCGAAGAGCCAAACCCCCTTTTGTATAAAGGGAGTACAATCCTTTCTGCAAAAGACCTCAAGGATTTGTCTTACATTGACAAGTATGTGTACGATATTTGTGTTTGGTGTGGAAAGACAGTAAGGAATGAAAAGGGATGAGTGATATAGAAAGAAAAGCTATTTTTTGTTGTGAAATCCCAATTATCAGGGATATAGTTGCTACCATTATTGCCAATAATAGCAACAACAATGTACCAGAATTTAAGCAGGTTGGAAAAAACAATTATATACAGTATTATAATGAGAAGCTTGATTTAGCCCATAAACTTGGATACCCAAATGTTGCATCGTCTTTTGTTGGCGAGTATTTGAAGCATAGATCAGCCAGCAAAGCAGCAGAGGTGTTGAAGGTCTCAACTTCCTGCGTTATTCACCGATTGCATCAAATACCAGGATTTAAAGTAGCCCCAAGGGGGGGAAATAATCACCCTAAAATAAGGTATGCTAAATTACGCATTGGAAGGTGCCCCGTCTTACGCTGTAATGGGGACAGAGGGCGTAAAACAAAATTGCAAAAGCAGCCTGACGGAAAGTTAAAATGCCCCAAATGTGGGGGAATATGGGACGACCCTTCGGAGGATAAAAAATGAGTAAAGAGATTCCTTTTTGTTCGTGTGATTGTGAGGAGTGGATTTCCAATTTCGGAAGGATGAAGACCGATACGATTTTTAATTTTTGTCCTTTTTGTGGGAAGCGCATTCATTCTGTCCTGCATATTTCTGATGGTGTAGAGAAAGTTAATATTCAATACCCAACTGGGGACCAATTTTTAATCAATTTGGGGAAATAAGCATGAAGAAAATATTTTTAATTTTAATCGTTATTTTAATCTCCTCCCCCGTATCAGTTTTTGCCTGGAGGGACAGGGACTCTAAACATTCTGAAAAGGGGGGTTATGGTAAATGCCGTTCGTATGTTCCTCAGAGATACAGGGATGATTGTCATCATCATGAGGACAATCCGTTTAAGCACAAATATTATTACGATCAGAAAACAAAGACAGCAAAGCCTTACTTTCCTTTTAAAACCAAGAGTCGATCAGAGCGTAAATCAAACAATTACTTTATAAGGAAACAACAAAATGGGGAATGATATAGATTTCACTGCTCTTAACAGATGTCAGAAGATTCAGGAAGATGCAAAAATAGACCTCTCCACTATCAAATATTTTGGAGTGCCTATTACAAAGCTATCCAAGGACCAGCTTATCACATGCCTCTGTCACGCTATAGGAACCAACATAGCATCCGGGGACATCAAGCAAGCCTTAGCCATAGCTGACCAGATGAAAGCCAAAAAAGAAGCCAATAAGAAGTCTGGGAAGGACTTGGCAAACTCGCTTATTAATCATTTGAAGAACAAGAGAAAGAAACATTAGTTTGAACATGTGTTCACAGCTAAAAATGGGAGACGAAGCATATAATGCAAAAAGGGACTATCTCATACGCTAAAGATAAAAATGCCCACGCTATAGATATGGGATTTGATGGGTACATGGATGCAGTGGTTAAATTATATTTTGACCATAAACTGTCTTACTCCCAAACCGCTGAAAAGTTAAATGTTACCAGCTCTGCAATCAGATACCTTATAAGGACAATGCTGAAAAAAATTCCCAGAGGCAGGGGAGGCCCAAACAATGTAAGAAACAAAGAGCAATTATAACTTAAAAACAAAAAATGGTGGAATGATGAAAAAATATACTCATAGGTTTGCCAACGGTGGTGGACCTGCTGTTTTTGTTAAAAAAACTTAGACTGGATGGAGCGTTTACCAGTCTCATTGTGGAGTTGACCTTAAAGATGAGGTCTATCCAAAATTTCCTGTCTGGCTCATTTCCGATAACCGCGCGAAGCCAGTCAAGAAAGACCGGATGGTACACTGGAAATAACTATCGTCGGCAAATAATTAACGAATTAATAAATATGGAGGTAGAGAAAAATGCTACAGCAAAATAAAAGAGAAATGGCCGTCCACGATGGAACGTGGATTGGCTATATAGAACCAATTTTGGGGAAATTCTTGCCTGATGATTGCGTCGGGATAGTCATAAAAGACGGAAAACTGGCTAGAAGAACGTTTATAAACGGTCTATCAGCCCCTGATTTTTATAGTGATTCCAGAGCGCAGAGAAGCGTCCACAATGAACTGGGTGCCCCATACGGGATAGACTTTGGTGGATGGTAACCGCCGCTATCGCGGCATGGGAGGAAATGATGAAAATAATATACAATAGAGGGGACAAAGTTGCTGTTGAGCACATCCATCCTGATGATAATGGCGTTATCTTAGACTCTAATTATCCGCTTCTTCTTATTGTTCGTGATGTGGATACTGGCGTTAAGCACATATTTAATCTCTCAAATATCATTAAAGTGGAGGAATGATGCTATTTGAAACGAGACATAAAATTTTTTTACATACAACAGAATTTACAGAGGATAAGCCCCCTGCATGGATAACCCAGTCAGATCTCAAGTGGTGGTTTGATAAATATGTTCTTACACTGGAAGTCGGGGAGTCTATCGAAACCGATTTCCAAAGAATCACACGAAAGGAGTAATAAATGAATATCAACGAATACAAAGAAATGAAAAAGCAAATAGAGAAGGAAGCTGAAAAAAAGCTCCTCTCCCTTGCCAAAGAATATGCTTTCTCCAACAGCACAGTAAGAATTGGGGATATTGTCGAAGACCATAGTGACAGAATAAAAGTGGATAAAATTAATTTTGGTATTAGCGACAGAATTCCCGTATGTGTTTACCATGGAGTCAGATTGACCAAAAAAGGGGAGCCCTGCAAAAGAGACCCCAGAACAGCAGTATGGCAATCAAACGTAAAAGCGGTACACCTACAGGAGTAATACCCTGATGATTAGATTCTCAAATAAAACAGATCAAAAAAATACTCCCTTTCCCAATGTAAGAATACGTCCGGATTGGTGGCCTGAGAATAATAGAGTCAGTTCTGGGGATCGCTCAGTTTGGGATAGTGCAGATATGGCTATTTACACAGCGTTTATCAAGCATTTGGGGGGAGTCGAGCTGATTGATCCTGGTAATGATCACCCTCGATTTGGGGAGTTGAAAGCACTTTGCAGTAAAGCGTTGCGTATTTTAGACACGATGGTAATGACCACAGGAACTCCACCATACACTGCAGCAGTCAGATTAGTTGGGGAGTATGCAGGATTGATAAAAAGTTTAAAATTATTAGAAGACGATGAGGAGACAAAAACATCATCCCATCAATGTAATTGTTCATATTTTGATAGGGGTACAGTCAGGGGATGTCGAATATGTAGCAGACGTTTTTTTGACAAAAATGGGAATCCCATTAATCGGATAAGCAATAACAGTAGCAGTTTAAAGGATGACATTGATGACATTGTTGCGTATTGAAAAGCAATACCACCTCCCCTTGAAAATTATACCCATTCCAGCCATCAAAAAAATAATACCTATCCCCCATTAATTTGTATACCTAATCCCTTCCAGAAGCGTTTAAATGACCCTCCTGTATATGATACCTCCCCCCTGTTACAAATACCTCCCCCATCGGTAAAAAATGGGGGAATCTGGTATACAAAATACAAACCATAAAACTGCTAACTACAATTGCAGTAATTTGGGGACAAAAACAAAAACCAATATCCTCAGCAAACCCTTATATGATACCATTTCAGAAAGTATCGTAATTCAATACCAAATATTAATTTGTATAGACCCCTTATAGTGTACGCGAAACAAGGGGGAATCAGCAGAATAGCCATTACTATACCAATTTCGATGAACATGTGTTCAAATAATTCCAATGCTTCATTACAAGCATTTTGGGGATAATAAAAATGGGAGTGATAAGCACATGGATAAAACCGTACTTTGGGGGGAATGATTACTGAGACACACAGAGAAAAACATGAATTTTGGGGATGAAGACAATAGAATACAGAATACCTAAAGCACATCTCAGAAACACAATTTTGGGGGGATGAATAGAGAGTACATAGAAGACATATCTTGAACACATGTTCAAACCCAAAAATGGGAGCGATAAACAAACAAAGAAGAAAAACATGAATTTTGGGGACGAAGAACACCAATACTTAGAGAGTATAAACAGAAAACATATATCTGCTCTCCATTTATATAATAGACAGAGAAACGCACAGATGAGCCTTACCTATCTTCTGTAGCCTGTAAACACTAAGTAAAGTTACTCATTTCCCAAATAAACCTGTACTGATTAATAGCCACATAAACCACTTCCACATGTAAATTTCACCCCTACCCCATGTATTTTATTTCATAATTTGTAAGGATAAATACCACTGTAAAGCCCTCCCCCATGTAAAATTGTACTGCCGCCCCCATCCATAAACCCCTTTTTCGGCGTTTTGCAATGAATTATACGCTATTTCTATAACAATGACGCTCATCTGCGATTTTCGTATCTGTAATAAATTCCGAAATGTATGAACGTTTCTCTAAGAGTGATTTTCAAATAATTTGCATTCTCCATTACACGATTGGCGGCGGTGGTTTCAAATAATTTTGGAGGCCCATTACACTCCGAACTTTCAAATAATTTCGAGACCCCATTACACTTCCAACACCCCCCCAAGGAAAAGGGCGGGGCGGTCGGTATTGGAATCCGATACCATCTCCAGTCAGGGATTCCCCACCTTCTTTTTTTCTCATTCTTTAAATACAGTATAGCACATACAAAAACCATTGTCAAGAACTATTTTAACGGTCGGTGCTTTTTTTGCCAGACGGCGGTGTCCTTTTATATAGTGAACACAAGTTCAAAATAGTTCTTGACAAAGATCTAATATTGTGGTAGTGTTTTAATCAAGATCAAAACAATTAAACAATGGGGGGTCAATCATGAAGGATAAAAAAGAAGTTTGCTCACATTGCGGGAAAAAAGCAAGCCCTGAAATCTATGTAAACGGGAAATTATTTTGCAAAAAATGCGCCTTTGACCATGGGGTCATGGGGTATGCTAACAGACAGAGAAAAGGGGGGTCAGCATGAAAAAAAGATATCAGTTAATATGTATGTCGTTTGATGGAAGCTATAAAAGAGAACACCCGTTTTTTGAGACAATCGAAGATGGGTGGGAATACTCCGATAATATCGGATCAAAATGGTTTTTTTATCCTTTTCATTTTATTGTATCTGGTGAAAAAATTGTTTCGGATCATCATTTTGCTGGCCGAAAAATTTCAACAGTTTGCAAACACATGAACAGGTTTTCACGCGCAAAAGAGGCCCAAAACGTGGACGCTCAGGTCTTCTGGGATAGCTTTCTTGATTATGTAGGGGTGTAATGGCTATTTCAAACTGGTCATTGCGATAATTGCGGTATGTGCTGGAACCTTAAAAACCTTGAAATACCGCATATATGGAACCATAAACACTAAAAAAGGGGGGGCTATTATGGCAAGATATTTATGATTTTTTGGACGTTCGTTCTGTTTATAGTCCTGTTAATAACCCAAAAAAAGGATAAAAAGCGATAAAAATGAATCGTAAACAGTGAAAAATTAAATAAAAACCGCTATTTATGCCCGACTTCCTGAGATAGCCTACAAGCGACGATCAGGGGTCGGGTAATGCCTACCCATGGCCCAAAAAAAGATCGGCCCTTAAATCAAGCGAAAAAAGACCCCTTTTTTTGAACACAAGTTCAAAATATATCTTGACAATGTTTTTAATGTGTGATAGTGTATTAATCAAGATCAGGACGGAACCAAAAACAAAAAAAGGGGGTCAAGATGAAAAACGAAAAAAAGAACATGGCAATCATTAAATTAGTTGAAAATTTTGGACGGTGCCGGGTGGTGTCTACCTATTTTGACAATGAATATAATGAAAAGCTATCTATGCAAATGTGGAAACGGGCCATGGCCTGCAAACATGGCATTAAAACCTTAATTAATCAGGGGGTGTCATTATGATGGGTGCAAGCTACAAAACAAAAAAGGATTTAAAAGCGGCGGTCGGCCAGCGTTTAAAGTATGTTGAAACTTCAATGTTCGGGTCGGAATACAGGGCCGATGGAAAGTTTTGTGTTGTCGGCCCCTCTCCCCAGCAAAGAAAATGGTTTGCCGAGGTCACTATGGAAAATGGGCTGATTAAAAAAGTATCGTAAACCAATACCGGGGGCGAAAGCCCCCAAAATCAAAAAAAGGGGGTTTAAGATGGATATTTCAATTAATACTGGATCATATAACGAAAAAAGATACGGCAAGCCGTGGATTGCAAAGGTTGATTTTTCCGTTAAGCCCCCCGGCTTCGCATGGGGTGACTGTACAGGAGACCATTATAATGGCGGTGAGGGTTGTCTTGAAATCACGGCGGAACCGGGGGATATTATTGCAAGGGGCCAAAAGGATTTTCGCAAGCCCCGGAATTCGGCCCCGGATTTTTATCTGGTGTTAGAATCCGGTGCGCTGGAATTTATAGGTGATAAAGGGGCGGCGTATAAAAAATACAAGGAATTGAAAAAATAGTTCTTGACAATGGTTTAATGTTGTGTTAGTGTATTCTTAAATCGAAACAATAACATAACAGGGGGCCAGAACATGAGAGAAAAACAATGGACAGAAAAACCAGTCTTTAACTTCACGGACGGTTATGAGACTTGGTCAGAGCGGGGATCACATGAAGGGTCGGCAAGGCGGCGGTTAGCTGAAAACCTTTGCTCCGACTGGGGCATGGCTGAAAATGAAAAGAATATCAGGTCGGTTGAAAACACCTTGACACTATCATAAAATAAACCGGGGGTCGTTATGGGTAGTAATTATGTCAAAAATAAAACGGGGGTTCCTCCCGATACTATGTGTCAGATTTGCGGCATAACGGCAGAGCAATCCGTTAAAAAAGGGCCGGTGGAAACTGGGATAAATCACCCTGAATATTCTGAAACATATTCTTTTTTTACTGATAGCCAAAATAAAACTGGGTTGTATATGTGCCCCCGGTGTCATAGAGAAAACAGCGTTAAAAAACTTTTTGATTTTATGGATAAAAGAGATAAAAAATAAAACAGAACAGCTAAAAAATGGGGGTCGTTATGAATAAACCAAAGCATGAAGAGATGGTGGAAACGCTTATCAATGGTAATATATCAATTTTCGACGAATGGGTGAAGAGAACCACTAAATTAAACTTGCTGTATGCCCTTGAATATGCTGATAGTTTTGGAGAGGGCGCAAGGGTGGCAAGGTCAATTCGGCGGGTTTATGAAAAATAATCCTTGACAATGAATTAACTTTGTGTTATTCTCTTATTAAATCAGTAAGGGAATAACACAAAAATAACATACCAGAGGGGGATCAAAAAATGGGAACCAGGGCAATCACAAAGATTTATAATGAAGACAATCAAGAGATAGTAAATATTTATTCACAATATGACGGCGGTGATTATTTGTTTGAAAAACTCAAGGTGTTTATTGCTGAAACGCCTATTGTGAACGGGTTCAGCGGCGACGATCAGAAGGTAGCAAACGGCATGGGCTGTTTCGCCGCCCAGTTGATAAAATCTTTAAAAGTCGGGGTCGGCGGTTTTTATCTCTACCCCCCCAAAACTAAAGACGTGGGCGAAGAATACGTCTACAAAATCAAAGCCCCCAGGAACGGGGTCGGTTTCGCTGAAATTAACCAGAAAGTAATTAAATAATACTTGACAATGGTCTAATGTTGTGTTAGTGTATTAATCAAGATCAAACACTAACACAACAGAGGGGGTTAAAAATGAGACCTGAAGCGCAAAAAGAATTAATCAACGCAATGTTTAACATGATACGGGCGGAGATTGCAGCAAAGAAGCTCCCTGAAAACTGGGGCGGCGGTGAAATAAAGCAATACCTTGCCGATAAGTTCGCGGCGCATACTGGGTGGCTCTCAAAGAGAGATTTGAAGGAATATAAAAATACTGTTATGGTAAATAACTTATAAAACCCCCCGAGGGGGTGGTGGCGAAAAAATAGTCCCTCCCCCTCAAAAAAATAAAAACCAGTCCCCCGGTCGGTTGACCCCCTGCCGGGGGGGCGAAAAGAAAAGACCCCCCCTCCCCCATTGAGGCCGTGGGGTCTTTTCGATTTTTAATTCCCCCCCTTTTTGAACACAAGTTCAAAAAAATAACCCTCCCCC